TTATATCTATTTGATTTTTATTTCTTTTAAAATATAAAGTTTTATTTTCATTATTTATCCAAAAATCAGTTATATAATTTTTATCATTTATTAATTCAAATTTATAATTTTTTATATTTGTATAAGTAATTGTGCAATTATTTCTAGGAAATAAAAAATTATTTTTAATTTCATAACTTGAATCAATGTAAAAATCTTCTATTTTATTTAAATCAAATTTTTCACCAGCTTTCAATTTTCTTTTTATTGAGTTAAATAAGAAATTCTTATTACTCCAATTAAATAAATTTTGAAAACAAATTGAATTATTTTTTACATATGTAATATCAAAATTTTCGTTGTTTTCTTTATTTAAAAAATATTCAACGTTATTTTTAGAAGAATAAATTTTTTCAAAATCTTTTTTTATTTTTTGCTGTTTATATGGATATTCATCTGTTACACTTATTTCAAATTCATATTTTTTTGGAAAATCAAAAGAAATTAATTGAAATTTTAGTTGATAAAAATAAAATGTATCATTGTTAGATAATGTCATTCTATCCAAAATTTTATATATGTCATTTTCTTTTCTTAATAAAGTAACAGTATCTTTACTTATATTTATTTTGTAATTTCCTTTTTCCGTTTTATAAGTAAAATTACCTGTTATATTAAAAAAATTATCTGTATGATTAATATGAAAATCTGGATTTAATTTGAAAATATTTTTTTCTTTATCATTTACATTATCATAATGATTCTTTATTATGAAATAATTAGTTCCACCATTAAATGTATTATCGAATTTATTTTTAAAAACATTTAGAAACATTTCTTTTTCATATGTAGAAATTTTTCTATTCTTTATTTTAAAATTATTTAATCCTAAAAAATTTAGATAGTTATATAAATTATTATATTCAACTTGAATTTCTTCTAGAAAATAATTTTTGTATTGTTTCATTTCTCCATGATGATTAAAATAAATAAATTCACCATCAATAAAATAGTATTTTTTATATAACTTTAGTTCTTTTATTTTATTGTTAAATAAATAAATTTTATTTCCATTTACAAAAAGTATTTCTTTATAAAATTTATCAGTGTCATCTTGTATCAAAATATTGAAAAATAATTCTTTTAATTGAAAATAAGAATTCTCTTCATTATATTTAAGAAACTCCTTTGCTAAATGAGTTTTTGCTAAGTATTGCTTGTTTTTATACTTATATAAAATATAAACAAATAACTGATTATCTATTTTAATATCTTGAACTTTTAAGTTATATACATTATAAAAATATTCAGTTTTTCCATTTTCTTCATTGTATAAAATCAAAAATGAATTTTCATAAAAATATTTAAATTCTTTATTATTGATTTTTATTGTTTCTGGAAATATTTCTTCGAAGTTATTTATATAATTTATTTCATTTTCTCCGCCAGCGTAATTGTACTCTGAAAAAGGATAATTTTCTTTTTTTATTACTTGGTAACCAAATTTCTTTAATACTTTTGTTATTTGACTTTCATTTTTACATTTAACCAAAATGTCATTTTCTGAATCCTTAAATAGTAAATCTTCAGAAATTATCTTTAACTTATTTAAAGAATCAGATTCGTTACTAGTGAATGTAGAAAATAATTCTTTTGTTAAACTATGTTTTTTATCTATTCCTTTAGTTATTCCATTGAAAAAGATTTCTGTTATAATATCTGCCATTAGCTCACACTTCCAAATGAAATTATATTTTCATCTTTTATTTTTAATTCATCATCTAGTATTTTAGAGTAAATGAAGTCTTGATAATTATTTTTATAAAAAAACTGATATTCTATTTCAACTAGATCGTAATTTAATTGTATTTGAGGTTTGTTTGAAAAAAATTTTTTTAACTCTACTATAAAATCAGTTCTACTGAAGATTATATTATTATTTTCAACAAAAATAGAATTAAAATAGCTTTTCATATATTCTTCAAGCTCTTTTATTATTTCTTCATTATATGCAATATAGTAAATTTGTTCTTTTATATTTTTTATATTAAACATATATAAATTTGGATTTACTAATTCTACAATAGAATTTTTATAGTAATCAACTAAATGTTTATTAAAATTTATTATTTTATCTATTTTTGATAGTTCTTTTGGATAAATTATAATTTCTGTTACATTGTCATTTTCTTTAATTTTTATATTTTTTATTCTTTCATCTTTTAATAATTCAAATTTAATTTTTTCTTTATTGTTATACCCATAAGATTGTAAAATATTTTTAGCTCTTTCAAGAAATTCAAAATCAGTTTCTTGTTCGACATTATTAATGTTAAAACCTAAAAATAACAAATTAGAAGAAACATCATTTATATTACCAGTATTAACAGAAACATAATTTTCATCAAATATAATTGAACCGTTGTTTCCAATTATTTGTTTTATTATATCTTGTTTAGATATTCTCTGAACTGTTAACAATTCTTTTTCATTATTAATAGATGTTGTTTTTATATTTTTATAACTTTTATTATCTATATTTATTATACAACCTTCTTTTATTATGAAAGAATTGTTATTTACATTAAACTTTAATACTAATGTATATAGCTCATCATTATTATTTCTTTTTCTAATTATATTAAAAAATGATAAAAAAATATCTAAATCTTTGCCTTTTAAATTTTCAAAGATTACTTTATCTAATAATTTTTCATATTCTTTTTTAAAAGAAACATTTATATCAAATAAACTTTTTAAAATATCATAATCAAAACTAGAATTATCTATTTTAAAACCAAGTTTTTCAGATATTTTTTCTAAAAAAATATTAAAATTTTCATTTTCTATATTATACATTTTAACCCCTTAACCAATTATAATTTCTTTATGTAAAAGTAATTTATTCTGTTCTTTTTCTTTTTTATAAAAAATTATATTTAAAGAACTTTTATTATTAGTAAAATGAAAATTAATCGAACCTAATAAATTTTGATATTTTTGAAAAACATTATTTATTTTTTTTTGAATAAATTCTCTGATTTCTGAATCAGAAAAATTATTTCTTTTGTATAAAATAAAATTTTCTTCTAACCATTTTTTATGAATAAAATGAGTTAATAATAAAGTTCTTGAAATTCTATAATCAGTTTCTATTTTATCAGACATAACGAAATCTGAAAAATATTTACCATTATCTATATCTAAATCACCATCTTCATTGATTGAAAATAACATCATTTATCACCTTTATTTTCTTTTTTATAATAATTAACAATCCACTTATCTTTTTCAAAACCATTCAAAATTGATAATCTAACCATTTTTTTTCTTTTACTAGATTCGTTTCTATTTTGATGAAGAGCTTCATCTATTTTTTTAAATTTGTAAATTACACCTTTGATAACAGCTATTACTTTTGCGATATTTGAAAACATCAATTTGGAAGGTAATGAAAGTGCTGGAGTAAAAAGAGTTGATGGTATATTTATCATCTTTTGAATTTGGTCTGTTAAAAGTCCATCTACTTTTTTAAAAAATTCCCATTGATTATAAGTTTCTTCTTTTTTATCAATAACAGTATTTGAACTTTTACTTTTTACAGTTCCATTAACTTCTACATCTCCATTAAATTTAAATTTAGCCATCTAATCACCTACTTCAGTAAATAATATACTTGCTAATGTTTTATTCACAAAAAAACCTATATTTTTACCAGATTCTAATTCAAAATAAATTAAAGAAAATTTAGCAACTAATTCTGTATCATCATATTTAATAGGAGTTTGAGCAATCATAACTATATCTAATATGGAATTCTTTTTTTCTTTAAAATATTCATTTATTTTTATATTTTCATATCTTTCAGTTTTTCTTTCATCTAAATCTTTTCTTTTATTTTTTATTTCTTCTATTTTTTTAGCAAAAGCAAAATTCATATTTATTCTAGCTGAAGTTTTATCAACACCAGAAATAAAATCAACAATATTTTCATTATCTATAAATTTTCCATTTTTAAAAATCTTTTCATTTTTTAAATATGCAATTCCACCAAATAAAAAATTTTCACTTTTTAAATCTTTTATAATACCAAATTTAATATTTTTATTCATTTAACACCTATCTTTTGAAACCTATATAAATTGGGATATGATCACTAACCATTCTTTTATTTTCAACTGGATAATTGTAAATAGAAGTGTAAAAATAATTAGACATTTCACCTTCTATTAAATTTTTTGAAACTACTATATTATCAAAAGCATTTTTTAATTCACCTTTCGTATCTATTGTAGTTGCTTCACTTAGTTTTACATATAAAGATTTTTTATATGCTTCTGGAAGAACATAATAATAATTATTTAAAACACTATCACCTATATGTTTTTTAACTCCTTTTTCACCAAAATTAAATAATTGTAAATTGCAATCACCCATAAGTATAGTTGCTACATTTCCTTTATTTTCATTTAATCTTTGTTGCATAACTTTCAATATATTACTAATGAATTTTCTTCTGATACTAATATCATCAACATCATAATCAGAAGCTCCATAAAAATTATGAAACCAAAAAATATGTAATTTAGAAATTGGCATATTTAATTCAGAAATATCAATTATTGTTTCAACAAAATTTCTTTCTCTTAATTCTGTTTTTAAATTTCCATTACTATCTTTGCTTATTACAACTTTTTCAACTACACCACTTTTATGTAATTTAGATGTACTATTTTTATTTTTTGAAAAAACAACTCCAAATTCAGAACCATGATGATTTGTGAATAATGGACCTAAAATATTACTACTATTATTTTCTGGTTCTATATTTTTAATATAATCTTTATATGTATAATTAGGAATTAATTTTGTTCCATTAACTTCTTTATTAAATCCATCATAAATTTCAACCATTAAAGTAATATCAAATGTTTCTGTTATATAATTTTTAACAGATTTTTCTTTAAAAATTAAATTTTTTATTGCTTTATTTTTATCTTTTATAACGAAATTATTATTTAAATTATCTGTACTTTGCAATTGAGTATTGAAAAAAGCTACTGTAAAATCAAATTTTCTACCAAGATTGTTTGAAGTAATATTTCCATATGGACTATAAGGAGTTGTTTTGAATTCATTTTTATCCACATCTATTTCTCCAATAATACCTTCATCGGAATGTTTTTGAGTTACTCCAAAAAAAGGTTTTAATAAATTACTTAATCCAAAACTTAATGTTTCGGCAATAGTATCTGCTAAAAAAACAATTGCTTTTACCATAGTTTTACCAAAACTTTTTAAAGTATTTCTTATTTTTATAGAAAAGAAATTAGAAAAATATTTAAAAATTCCTTCTTGATAATAAGCATTTTGATATCCAAAAGCTTTTTCTAAATTATCTGGTATTTGCATTATACCTTTTTTTAACATTGGATAAAATCTTATAGGAATAATTGATGGAGTAAAAGTTAATCTACTTCTTTCTGTAGCTATATCTCCAATATCGCTTGTTCCTTTTTCATTTTCAAAAAATACATATCTAAAATTAGTATATTTTTCAGAATGTGTTATATATTTCATATAATAAGCAAATACTTTATTGACAATATAACTATCAGATTCATCAAAACCAACAGCTACATTTTCTTTAAAAGACTCCATTAATTTATAAGAAATATCATTACTATAAGTATCAACAACAGGATCTCTTATTTCAAAAGAAGCACAAACCTTTAAAATAGTTATTAAGCCTCTAGTATCTAAAATATGTTCAAAAGACATTATTTTAAATATTCCTTGCAAAGAAGCAGTTTCATCTATTAAAGTAATTAAATCACCTATTTGAATATCTTTATTATAAAGAATAGTAATAGTTCCTTGATATGTCAATTCTAATTCTTTGATTAATTGAGTTGCCATATAATCAGCTTGTATTAAGAAATTATTTTCTGTTATTTCTTCTCCAATACTATTTAATACATTTGATATAGGCTTTTCTACGATATCATTCATAACACCACTATTAACAATGCTTAATATTATTTTATCTTCATCATCTTCACCATCTCCAGTGACAATAGAAACAGAATTAGGAGTATTATTAATTTTTATATCATGAGAAATTAGATTTATTTTACTAATAGCAAAATGATTTTCACTAAATTTTCTTGAACCATTTCTAAAAAGATTTTTTTCAAAATTATCAAATATTCCTTGTTCTTCATTATTTTTATTTTCTTCTGGTTTAAAATCATAAGCAACATCAATATATTTTTCTTGAATAGAATGATTGAAAGCGTCACTAAATAATCTCAACGGATTTGAAGTATTATTTTTACTTTCTATTTTTTTATTTTTGATTTCAGTTGTTTCCAAATCATTATCTTTTTTTTCATTAATTTTATTTAAAAAATCATTAAAAACTGAATTATTTTTCCATTTATATTTTATTGTATTATAAAACAAATGAGAACGAGCTAATAATAATGTTTCATAATCAGCATTTTCTCTAACATCCCAAGCAGAAGTTAAAACTAAATTTTCATAAAAATTCATAACTTCTGGAAAAGTATTGTTTGTAAATTTCATTTTTAATTTAACATTTGAGCCATCTGCTACAAAATTATTACTTACTAAATGTTTTGAAATAACAACATCATCTTCATTTTGATTTTCTGGTTTTGAATCAGAATTATTATGAACTTTATATGAAATTATATTTCTATTTGGAAAAAATGGAATATTTGGATCAAAATCTCTATTTTCTATAATATCAGCCATTATTATAATGCACTCCTTATTAATTCAATATTCTTGTTAGCTCTTCTTTTGTCTTGTTTATAATAATTAGAATTTTCAATTGTATCTATTGCTTCTTCTAAATTACCTTTTGAAATATTATCAATAAAATCAGTTGTTTGAGCTAAACTATAAAACCAACCTTGATAATTCATATCAATTAATGCAATTTTTATATTGTTATCTAGCTTATCCCAATTATTTTTTAAATATTTTTTAGGAATTCTTGAATAAACATTTATTGCTTTATCTAAAATTTCATTAGCTTTCTCTTCATTCATATATTCTTTATTAATAAAATATTTTTGATAATCTTCTTCTGAAAAAATTTCTCTGTTAAGTCCAGCACCTCTTTTTAAAAATCCATAACCTATTGATTGAGAATCTTTATCTTTATATAAATTATTTTTAAAGCCTTCATTAGATATAATATGTTTTTTTAATTTGTCTTTGTATTCTTTATCCATTGTTTTTGGTATATTTGTTTTTGGCTGCACGTTATCTTCTTTATTATTTAAATTACCAGAAATGCTATCATTGAAAACACTAATATAATAAGGATTACTTGTGCTAAAAAATAATGTCGGATCTAGATAATAAAATAAATCACTAGATGATTTTTCCAAAGCTAATGGCTTTTTAGTAGTTCCTTTAGATTTTATTTGTTCATATATTTTTTTTGCCATTGGGTGTTTTTTATAAAGCATTACTTGAAAATGTAAGTGTTTACCTTGACTAGCTCCAGTATCGCCAACTCTTCCAATTACATCTCCTTTATAAACGTCAGAACCATTTTTTAATGAACTTTTATTTTGCATATGAGCATACATAGTAGCAAATAAGCCTCCTGTATGCAATATTATTAAATAATAACCAGCACCTTTTTCTTGATAGGCATTTGTAAAAACTTTACCATTAGCTACACAATAAACAAAATTGGTCCTTCCTTTTTGCATTAATGGACTATTTTTATAATCTACACCAACATGTCTTCTTGTTCCATTACTTCTAGGTGAACCGAAACTTCCATAAGCTGTCTGATCAGATAAAAAATCAAGAGGTTGTCTTATATAATTAGAAGAATAATTATTAGGATTATACTCAAATGGTTTTTCATTATTAACTTTATTTGTATTTTTATTTTTTAAATATACATCAGACATAGTATTTTTATTAGTTCCATCTTGTTCTATATATCCATAAGTTTCATAATCTATATCAATAGGATAAATATTTTTTAATGAATTGCCTATACTTGCAACGTTTTCAACATCTTCAGCATTTACAAATGTTCCAAAAGCTTTTGTTAAATTTTCTTTATTGAATAAAGTTAAAGCTAACATATTTGTGTCTCTATTTAAACTAGTTTCTTTAAATTGATTAGAAAAATATTTAGAAATATTATCTCTTAATTGTGACAACATTAAAATAGTTGCAACAGAAAATGAACTGGTCCCTATTTGAAAATAAGTCTGATAAAGTCTAGAATTGAATGCTTCAAATAAATATCCATTAGGATTATTTATTCCAGATAACTTGTTAATGACTAATTGCCAATATTGATTTTTTTCATGTTTATCATCAGATAAATTAGCACCAGCAGTCATATTAGCTTCTTCTATTTCTGATGCAGTTAATGGTTTGTTTTCTGGTTTTTTAGCAACATTATTTATTTCTTTATTAGATTCTTCTTCTTTTATATCATGAGCTAAAATTGTTTCATTATTTAAATCTAAATTATATGGAATTACACTATGAAGAGTAGAAGCAAAATCAACACAAGTAATTATAGTTGTATTGCCTATTTCTTGTGAACTAGCAATCATACCATTAAATACAGAATAGGAATCATCAAATGTATACCCTAACATTATTCTTATTTCATTACCAGGTTTTATAATATATGATTTTATAGTACCTTCTTCCATTGTTTTTATAGAAAAAGCACCATCACCAAAATTGAAAGTATTTTTATTAGGAGTTGATATATTTATAATTGCAGTTTTAATTTTAGTTTTTGGATTTTTACTTATTGAAATACTAACAATATTTTTAACTTGTAAATATACTTCTTTAAATTTGTTTTCTTCTGTTGTTGTAGTTAGATTTATTAATACGTAGTAATCTGGAAATAAATTATCTAAATTATCTTTTATTATTTTTGAAATATTTAAAATATTTTGAAAAGGATCGTTATTGGCAATAATTCTATTTTTCATTAATGTATTTATATAAGTTTTATTACCAGTTTTTCTAGTAAATTTAGCTTTATTATCAGAAGGTAAATGAATTCTTCCTATAGAAAATGATGGAACAAAATAATTTGTACTTTCATAAATATCTTCATTTTCTATTATTTCGGCATATTTTTCACTATTTAAAAATGCAGTTCTTTCATTTTCAATAAAAGTTTCTACATTAAAAAATCCATCTTTAGCTTCATTTTCATAAAAAACTTTGTTTATCAATGAATACATAGTAATTTTAGGTAGTTGATTTCCATATAAATAATCATTATCTTTTTTACTTAACATATTAATAGTTTGTCCAATATTGCTATTAATCATACTGTAATCTGTTTCATTTAAATATTTGCAGAAAGAATTAAAAACTTCTTTATTTCCTTCCTTTTTTATATATTCACTTTCCCAAAACATTTTATTTTCATTATCAAGATCATAATTATATAAATTTAATACTGTTCCTAATAAATCAAATGTAACATTACAAGCATGGTAAAACATATCGGTTCTATCACTTATTTTTAAAAATAATGGTAAAGATAAACATACTCCATATAATATCAAATTTAATTTTTCATTCTTTTTTAAATAAGAATCTCCATCATACTCATTTGTTTCAATTATGCTGTAATATGTTAATTTTAACAAAAAAACATTATACATTTGATAAGCTATATCTTTTTTATTATTTTTCCAGAAATCTTTCAATTCTGAATAATAATCTTTAACTAAATTTTTAATGTAATCAATATCTTTATTTAATTCATTATAATATATTTCTTTTATTATTCTGTTAATAAATCTTTCATCATTAAAAGTATTTATAAACATATTAAATAACAATTCAATTTTTTCTTCTATAATAGAAAATATTCTTTTATAATTTATTGTTTTATTAATAAAAATTAAATTTTCTTTAGTTTTATATTCAAAAAATACTTTATATGAAATTTGTCCCAATCTAATTAAATATTCTTCAAAAAATTTTCTAATTACTTTTAATTCTATTTCATTTTTTTGATTATTTAATTTATGATTAAACATTTCTAAAGATATTCTTCTAGCAACATCTTGGATAAAATAAATATTTATTTCTTCATCTGATGCTATATTTTTTATAAAGCTTTCATTATATTTTAATTTATCAGTTAACCAAACAGCTCCATCAAAAACATTCATAGGATTATAAAAAACTTTAAAATCATTTACTAATAATTGTTTAGGTAATTTTTCTCCAACTAAATAAAAATGTAAGTCACTTTGAAAGTTTTTAACAGGCATTTTACTTAAATTAATAGAATCATTTATTGCATTATTTTTTAATTGTTTATTTCTTACATTATAAAGAATATTATTATAATTAGTAAAAATAGTTGAATATGAAGAAATTAAATCTAACCATCTAATATCTGGTGCAGATTCTAGTTTACTTTCTTTTATTATATTTTTTACAGCTTTCGATAAATTAACAATAGATGGTACGCATTTTTTTTCAAAAGAATTAAATAAATCCCATGAACCTTTAAATTCAAGAATATTTATATTTAAATAATTGTTTAAAGTTTCTAAATAAGAGCCAGTAATATTGTTAGTACTAGCTTTTCTTTGAAATAAAACATCTCCTAAGTTATCATTATTGTTTATAAATGCTTCTTGAGAAAATCTATAACCATTAATAGAAAAAACCATAGTTACAATTATTCCGTGTTGATTTTCTAAGCTATTGAAATTCATATTTATTATATTTCCAGAGTGAAAATCAAATAATTGAATTAATGGATGGTCTATTTCTAGTTTATGATTAATTATATTTTTATCAGAAATAGTTTTTAATTTTTGTACTATTGTTTTTTCTTCTTTTTCATCAAATAATAATTTAACAGAAAAATTAGTTTTGCCTATTCCTAAAATAGATTTTTCTAATATACTACTTCCTTTTATTGGTATATAAGCTATATTGTTATTCGTTATTAATTCTATTTCTATTATATTGGAATTTGGTATTTTTATTTTTTCAGTTATTTCATCTAATTTTGTAGCTATTAATTCTTGATTATCTAAATCTTCTTTTGAAATACCAATCCCAGACATATTTTTTTCTTTTTCTGCATTATCAGATTGATTATCTGTTCTTATTTTTTTATTAATATCAGCTTCTTCTTTTAATCTAAAACTTTTAAATGTACTAGCTAAAATATTATTTTTATAAATAGCATTTAATGAATTTGAATTATAGTAATTTAACGATATTCCAACAGAGGTATTCTTTAGTTTTGAAACACAGTTAGATATTTCCTCTTTGATAACATCAAAATTAACTTGTTTTTTCCATTCTTCAAAAATTTTTAAGTATTGTTCCAACTCTTTTTCATCAAATGAATTTTTATATAAACTTAAATTCATAGATACATCATAGCCATCAGATGTTTCTATTTTATTTTTGATAGACATATTTTCTAATACCATACATAAACAAGAAATATTTTTTCTTAATGGACTATTTGAATTTATTTCACCGTCTCCATTAATCTTTTTTATTAACTTATCATTAAAAATAAGTCTTTCTTCAGTTAATGAATTTTTTAGAGAAGATGATATTTTATCCATTAAATATTCATTTTCTACTGGTAATACACCTTGAGTTCTAAACAAAGAATAAATATATGCTAATTCTGATAATTCATCAGTTTTTAAAACAAAATGAATATTGATAGTTTCAATATTGCTTAAATTCATTTCAGACATTGTTTCTCCAAAGCCTCTAATAGAATCTAATCCTTTTGCGTATCTTGATGTATCAAAAATTATATTTCTAAAACCAGTTTTTGATAATGGTATTCCGTTAAATTTAACTAATTTTTCAAAAACTTTCTTTTCCAATTTTTTCACCTTCTCTTATCTTTTAATATATAATTAAAACATTTTAATTTATTTTATTCAATTTAAATCTAAAAATAAATTACGCTGCGGAATTTATTAAATATTTACACAATATAAAAAAAGGAATATAATATTATTAAATAATTAAAAGGAGTGAAAAATGGAAAGAATTATAGAAACCAATAAGACTTATAAACATTTTAAGGGAAAATTATATAAAACAATAACAATAGCTGAACATTCTGAAACTGGAGAAAAATTAGTTATATATCAAGCACTATATGATGATTATAAAATATACGCTAGACCATACAAAATGTTTGCTTCTGAAGTTGATAAAGAAAAATATCCAAATGTAACTCAAAAATATAGATTCGAAATATTAAAGCTGGAAGAATAATTCCAGCTTTTTTGTTTAAAATGTATCTCTTATATTTGTATTAATTTGATATTGACCCATTCTTCTTTGAATATTATTTCTGGAATTTAATCCTTGTTCTTGTTGATTTATTTGATCATTCATTTCTAAATGCACAACAGTTCTATTTCTATTTATTAAATTAAAGAATAATCCAAGTGTAACTAAAGCCCCACCAGCAATAACTCCAGTTTTATGTTTTTCAGTAAAAGATTTTACTTTTTTTTGAATATTTGTTGCAGTATTATTAGTTTTATCAACAATTTCTCCAACAGCATCTATTTTTTTAGTTTGGATAACTTCATCAGATGTTTTATTAACTGTTTCTATTATTTCTTCTTTTATTGCTTGAGTTCTTTTGCTTACATCTGATAATTTAATATTATCTACTACATTTTCTTTAATCTCTTCAATTTCTTCGTTAAGATTTATTCCTTGTGTAACATCAATAGAAGTTTTTTCTATATTTTTTTCTATTTGTTTTTCATTAATTTCTTGTACAGCTTCTTGAACTGAAAAATTCTGTTTAGTAGTAGATACATCTTCTATATTATTATTCAAAACTTCTTCAATTTCATCTTTTTTTATTTCATTGATAGTTGTAGCAATATTTTGTTTTTGTTCAACTTCTTTATCTATTATTTTTTTTACTTCATTTTCTTCAGAATATTCATTAAATAATTCTAACTGTCTTAATACTTTATTATCTTCATTTTTTAATTTTTTATGAATTTTTATATTATTTTCAATTTGATTATTATCTTCATTTTCTAAATAATTCGTTATGTTGTCTTTTAATTCATTTTCAACAACATTACTTATATTATTTTTATTATTTATAACTTGTTCTTTTTCATTAATAATTTCTTGTAATTGTTTTGAATTAATTTCAATTTCTGGTTTTGAAAAAGAAGCGTTCTGAGCTTCAGAATTATCAATACTATTTTGTTTAATTTCAGTTAGTATATCGTGAATTTCATCTTTTACTTTATTTTCTATAGCATTTATTTCTTGTTCAATAAAACTTTCAAAATCAATATTGTTATTACTTGAAGCTTCTTTGATTACTTTATCTTTAGGATTATTAGTAATTAAAGAAATGTTTTGGTTATTTTTAACTTCTTTGTTTATTATCTCTTTTATTTTATTTTCTTTATGGTAATTTTCTAATAATTCTAATTGTTCGGTTGTTTCATTTTTTTTATTATTAAAATTATAAGAATTTTCTTTAATATTTTTAGTTTTATTATCATTAAAAGTTTTATCAACATTATTTTTTTTTGAAAGTTTACTTTTCCCTTTGTTATTTTTTGGTAACTCTTTTTGATTATTTTCAATTTTTGCTTTTGAAAAATCATTTTGAGCATCAAAAACATTAGAAATATGTAATTTAGAGTCTTCTATATGTTCTATATGATTATTGGTAATATCATCAATATTGTTAAATTCTTCAGAATTAATATCTTTATTTATAATATCCTTGATATTTTTTTGTTTATTATCAATACCATTATTCAATAAATTTTCTTTCTTATTTTTTTGAAGTTGTTTTAAATTAACTTCAGAATCTGATTCTAAGGATAAGTTATTTTGCGGTTCAGATACATTAAAATTAGGATCTTCTGATTTATTTGGCATAGCTTTAACAGTATTTTTTATCTTTTTTTCATCAGTTTTAACTTCTTGATTAACAATATTTTCAATAGTTTCTTGTACTTCATCAGAATCTTGTATATCACTAATTGCTTCTTCAATTTCTTGTTCTGGAACTTCTATATCTTTTACTTTATGTTTTTTTCCAAAAACAAAACTAAATGCACTTATTGCTTTTTCTGGCAAAACAGAAACTGATTCAAATAAGAATTTAGTTAAATTTTTTTCTCTTTTAAATTCATTAAATATTGAAGTAAATGTTTTCGAACCATCTTTATCTTGTGAAAATTTATTAAAAATATCAGCAATAACAACACCATTTAGATGAGAAAAATATCTTTGCATTTTTTTATAACTTTTTTGGTCAATAATTCCATTTTCTATTTTTACTCCAAACCATTTTGAAATATTATCAAGTGTGAAATCATTTACACTAGAAGCGTTATCTATATCATCAAATATTTCATCAGAAAAAACTCCCATTAATTTTAATAAACTTTTAATACTATTTTTTGCATTATTAATTAGAATATCATCAGAACTATATTTTTTATTTTTAGATGTGAATACTCTAAAATAATCATCAATAAAATTAATTTTTTTTAGTTGTTCTTCAGTTCTAGCTGAATAAATACCTGCAAAAGTTTTTTTCAAACCATTTAACTCTTTTACATCAACAGTTGTTACTCCGACACTTTTAATTAATTTTTTATGATATTCAATTAATGCTTCTGCACTATCTTGTCCGTGTTTAGATGAAATAGCTTTTTCTTGTAATTCTCCATATAAGTCATCTCCAGTTAAAACTTTTATTAGAGTTCTAAAATTATCTACTTCATCCTGTTTTAATTTTCCTTCTTTGTCATAAAAACTTCTGAAATCTTTTAACCACCAATCTTTAGAAGAATCTTTAATATTACTTTTTTTAGTTATAAAATCTATTTGATTTTCTAAACTATCATCAAGAACTAATCTTCTAACAAATTTAGATTGTTCAGTTAATTCTACATTGGCAGTTCCAGTTTTTATATTATCAAGATAAGCTCTTAAATAAGTTGGAGTTCCAAAATCAGAAAACATTATTCTTAAATTCTTGTTATCTTTTTCTAATATTTCTTTAAAAACTTCATTAAACTTTTCTGGATTTGCAATCAAATTATCAACCAATTCTTGTTCAACTTTTGATAATTTTGAAAAAACATCTGAACCTTTAATTGAATATAAAGTTTTTAACGTTTCTTCAGTAGTCATATTCCCTAATTTATTTTTTGCTATACTATCAGAATGTTTATATAAGTTATACCAAAAACCATTTTTTACATTAACTTCTTTTCCCAAAGAATCACTATAAAACTTATAGTATGTATTCATATGAACTGTTTTTTTTGCATCGCCTAATTCATCTATTAATTTATCTTCCCACATAGACATAGCATTATCATAAGTTTTAATCAATGGAAATAAAGTATTTTTTAAAAATATTCTTTGTTCATCAACAGAACCTGTTTTAAATTTAGAACCATAAATAATATTGTCAAATATTTCTTGTAGCATTTTATTTCCATTTTTATTTCCCATTTCATATTTTTTAATTTCTTCAAAGATATCTATATTTTTCCTTATGGCATTTAACAAAATATTGTCTCTTTTTATTTCTTTTTCAATTTCATTTAATTGTAAATTTTTATTATTTCCAAACAAATCAAATCTTGATAATATTGCAGCATAAATTTTATCACCATCATAGTCACCATTCATAGCTTGCATAGTCATTCTTCCTATATTATAAGAAGTAATTCTATCAGATGTTCTTTCTAAACCGCCATTACCAAAAAGTGTTTGTAAATATGGTACATTCTCAATATCTTTATCACCAATAGATGAAATTCTTGAATATAAAATTGAAGTTTGATAAATAGTAGGGTTTCTTGCTAAAACACCATATGCAGTTTTTTTACCCTCATATTGAGTTCCTTTAACTAATTGCTTAAAATATTTTTCATCTATTAAAGATATTCCTACTACATCATCTAATTCTTTTATTACTTGTTTTTTAGATTGATTTATAAAATTAAAAATTTCTTCATTACTAGAACCGTTTTTTTTCATTTCAATAGCATCATTTACTATTTTTTCAAATTTATCTTGATCTATTATATTGCCATAGATTCTTTTATTCATATTTCTTATTTTTTTGAATTCAGAAATTATGACGTCTTTATTTTTAAAAACATTATTTTTATCAAAAAATAAATTAGTTTCTCCTTCGTCCATATTATAAAAATATCTAACGAAGGCTTCAGATATAGAAGAACCTTCAGATGGCGAAATATTTAATGAATTTTTAAATCTAGCATCTAAACCATCTTCCAAAGAAGTAGTTATTGTAGTTAAAAATTTTTGATTTCTTTTATCTACTAATTCTGGAAGTTTTGTGATTTCACTTTTCATTCTTCCATCTAATTGATTTAAAATTTTTCTAAATGAATTTTCATTCATAAATTCATTTAAAAAACTATCAATACTATAGTTATGGAAATCATTTGAATTAGATACATAATTAATTATATCATCTGGGAGTTGTTCATAAATATACTTATCAACTCTTTTTTTAACTTCTGTTAATTTTTCTAAAAAGCTAGTTACACCAACATCTCCTCTGTGTTTTGACGATAATTCAAATTCTCTTTCATAGCTAGAATAAAATTGAAAAGCATTTGGAAAAAAATCATAATCACCAGATAATTTCCAATCAAACATTTCTTGTATTTGCTTGTTTATAACTATTTTATCATTAGAAAGATTTATACTTTGTGAAGGGCTAAGTGAATCTACAATAAAATTCTCATTAAAAAACTTTTCAAATCCAAAATCAAAATTATTTTTTACAGCATTTGTTCTATTAGCTTCATTGTATGATTTTACTTCTAAGAAAGATTTAATAGCTTCTCTTTCATTTCCTTTGAAAAATTCTTTAAATGAACTTTTTAAATTGTCCCTATCTATCTTTATTTTTAATTTGTTGTTTTCATTAAAAAGTTCAGAAAAAATTTCTTTTCTATTTTTTATATTTTCTATTTCTTTTTTTGTTCTGGCGTATCTACTTGCATTAATTAAACCATCATTGAAAACAATAGAGCCATCTTCTGTTAAAGAAACATTTCTTAAATCAAAAGCAATTATTTGTTTATCTTGATATTCACTAGCTGTTTTATATACTTCATCTTTTAAATTAAAATTATTATCTGTTAAATGCTTTAAAATTATATTTGAATTTCTACCATAAATTTCATTTATTTCACTTTGATTGATTTGATTTATGTCATATTTAGGAATCTTTAAATTACTAGGTTTTTGATTAGTTCTCAAAGTGTCTAATATTGTAGCTCTTGTTTGTAATAAAAAACCAGAATTTTTTCCTTCTAAAGTATTTGCATAATCATTTAGATCTATACTATCTATTTTATTTTTTAAACTTTCTAAAAAACTATATTGTTGTTTTAAATTTGTTTTTTCATTATTTTTTGCACTTTTTATTTTAAATAAAATATTTTGAGCTTCTTCATCTATTTTATCTGATAATAAATAATTAAGTCTCTTGTATATTGGACTAAAAATATTAGCATTTCCATCTTCTATATTTTTTATTAAATTTCTATTTATCGAAGTTAATTCCTCATCTGTTAATTTGAAATTGATTTCAGAAAAATGTTTATTCAAATAATCAATAGCTTCTGGTTGTAATTTTTTTAATTGATAATCCAATAAATTATTAGAAATTTTACCAAATGTTTTTTCAGATTCATCAGATAAAGATGAACCTATGTCTTTTACTCTTCCTAAATAATCTATATCATATTCACTAGAATAAACAATTAATGGTTTTTCATTACCAAAATTATTAAATTTTAAAACATTAGAAAATAGATATTCACCTTTTTCAAATTCAGAGATATTAGTTCCATCATCTACTAACAAATAATTTTTATTTATTTCATTCATATCTAAAGTAAATGTACGATAATCTCTTAATATGTCAAGTGAAATTCCACCTTCATTTAATACTCTTTTGTCACTAAGATCACTTGTTATGTCTTTATATTGAGAAAACAAATTATTTTCTTTTATAGATTTATTTATAAGTGCAGTTTCAAAAAGTCTTAAATTTTGTTGAGAAACTATTCCTAAAAATGTATTTCCTATTTTTAATGACTCTTCTGACTTTTGAGCAATACTATCAGACATACCATTTAAATTGTGCATTAATAAAAAAGTATATTCGTTTTCAGCTATATCTGATAAAGTTCTCATTTCAGCATTATTTCCATTGATTACAGAACCTTTTATTTTAGCATTAATATTTGGCAATATTACAACAGATGAACCATAGTTTTCTTTACTTATATTCTTTTTTATGTATTCTGTATGTGTATTATATAAAGTATCAAGCATATTTTCATTAAATATCTTTAAGCCTCTTTCATCTGTTTCTATGCCAAGTTCTTTAGTGTTTTGATAAAATCTATCAACTACAAATTTTTCAAAACCTACGTTGAAGAAATCTCTTTCTTGTCCTCTATTTTCTAACTGTTTAAAAAATAAATCTTCAGCTTCTTCTACAAATTTATTTTTAACAGAAATACTATTTCTATTAAATTCATAATTAATTCCAAAAAATTCAGATGGAGAAATAAAAACATCTTCGCCATTTTTAGTTCCAATAAAAATACTTTTTTTATTCAAAACTTCATCTTGGAGTCTTTTAAATCTAAAATCTCTTAATTTTGCTGGTGTTAAATTTTGAGGTTCATCTACTAATGGTGTATTTATAGCATTATTAACCATAGTATTCATTATTGCATTATAATAAAAACCAAAAAATCCTCTTTTTGCTTTACCACCTTTTGGGTTAGCAACACCATCTATTATTACATTTATATCATTATCTAAGTATTTACCACTAAATATACCTAATGCTGAATTAAAACCACTTTGTGTACCTTTAACTGAATCTAAGTGCATTTTAGTACCAGCTCCACCAGTTACTATTTGCTTTACATTCATAGTTAAATTTCCAAATTTATCCATCTCTAAATCATCAACAAAAGCAAAGTTACCTTTAGATACTAATCCTTGTTTACCTATTATATTAGAATCTCCAATATTACCTTTACCTCTTGTTAAATTTATAAAATTATCTTGAATATAAGAAGTGTATTCTTTTTTTAAATCAGACATAAATAAAGCTGTTTGTTCGTAATCGTTTTTTCCAATAGTTTTACCTCTTTCTTGGAAATTATCTTTTATTTTATTTAATTTTTTCATAAAAGAGTTATCTTGGAAACCTTTTATTTTTTCATAATCTTCTCCGAATATTTGTTTTATTATATTTCCTTCGATTGTTGTTTCATCAAACATATTTTGTTTATTATTTAAAAGTCTAAAGTCAGAAATGAATTCTTCTTTATTTGAATAAAAATCTCCATCAAGTTTTTTAATTTTATTATAATTTATTTTGTCAGCATTATAAGTTATTGTTCTTGTTTTATCTGGACTCATATTAAATTTAACTTTTGCTGTATCAAATAACATATCTGAGTCTTGATAAGATAACAAAGTATTTGCATGAGCTATTTTGACAATAGATGACGTTTGACTTGAAAAATTATCTAATCCTCTATTGTTTATCTTATCAGCCATTGCTGTTCCATTAATATTAGAAATATCATTAGCTATTAATTTACCTGCTCTTTTATAAGCATGTTCATTAGATGAATATATAATTTCATTTTTGTGATAATTTAATAAAGGAGCACTTGAAATTGTCTCTCCAAAAACTTTATTTATAGGTTTTTCTCCTATTTTACTAAACCCACCAAAAACATCAATACTTTGTTCTTTTCTTTGAGAATCCACATCTAAAAAAGATAACGGATTTCCTAAAGTTGAAAACATATTTATTTTACCAGCCGCATTAGAACTTTGTTTACCAACTCTATTTCCTAAAATAAAATTATCTCCATTTGCAATATAAAATAAAGTTAAGTTTTGATTAGTTGTACTTAACTGTTCTTTTATTAAATCTACTTGAGTTTTCGATAAATTTTTATTAGATATTATATCTTGTAAATATTTTCTTGGATCTATTGTCTCTGGATTAAAATTTACACCAGAATACATAGCTAATTCTTCTTTGTCTATAAAATTTTTTAAAGTGTCTTTAACTATTAAGTCAGATAAATGAGTTACTCTATTTTTTAATAGACTTAATTGCTCTTTTGTTTTTGTTAAATCATTAGTGTCTAAATTCCACATATTTTTTATTCCATTTAAAAAAGTAGCGAAATCTCCACCAACAAATCTTCCATCTTTAACATTTAAATTTAAATCATTTATATTTTCTCTTAATAAAGTTGTAACACCATATAATGGATTATATTGAATTTCCATACTATCTCTTATTTTTGTTAATTTTAATTCACTACTTAAGGCATTATAGTAATCAAGAGAAGTATTTAAATTATATGGTTTATCTTTAAATTTACCACCAATATTTTCTATTTCTTTCATAGAATAATAACCAAATGGACTCATATAGCTTTGATTATTAACTTTAGAAACGGCTGCCGAAGTTTTTATAGTAACTTCATTTATTTGTCTTCTTTTGAATAAATCTTCTATTTTACCAATATCTTTTTCATCTTGAACAAATTCTTGATAAAAACCAGCAGGATCTGAACCATTACCTATTTTATATTTTTGAACCCCATAATTGGAATAACGTTTAGAATCTTTATTCATTATAGAAAATGTTTGTAAATTTCCGTCTCTATCAATATCAAAAATAAATGCACTATTCATCATATTTTCTTCAAAATTATCGTTTTGAAATAAAGATGAAGCATTCTTTTTAAACCAATTATAATCACTAGAATTCAAATCATCTCTAAATAATATGCTTTTAAATTCTTTATAATTTAAAGCTATTTTTGTGTTTTCATGTTTAAATGCATTTGGAGTAGCATTTAAACTAAAATCTTGTATTTGAAAAGCACTAGAAATATTTGCTCTATAAGTATCATATAAATTCCAATTTTGATTTGAAAATGCAATATTTATTCTAGATTTAGAAGTTTCAATATTTTCCAAATATCCTCTTTTAATACTTGCACTAGTTAATTCTAAAGCTTTATTTTTCTTTTCTTCATTAAATAAATATCTATTTTTAATAATATTAGCTAATTCAGAAAAAGTAGTATTAGCATCATATCCAGAAACAGTATCAGTTCCACCAGTTGTTTTTCCAAATATATTTGTATTTCCTATATTAATAGGATTTTGTCCATTACTGATAAATACATTTCTAAACATAGGTTTAACTGAAGCAATCATTGGTTCTCCAGTATTTACATTATATCTAACAGTAGATTCAGATATATCATAACTTCCGTTTTCTTTAGGAATAAAAGATAAAGTATAACCTAACTTATTTTCTATTTGGTTTTCTAGGTTACTTATAATGTTATTTAATTCAGAAACATTTTTTATAGTTTTTAAACTATCTAAATTATTAGCCTTTTTTAATTTTAGTTTTGAAATTATTTTATCTGTATCTTCAACAGTTAAATCTTTAAAATCTTTTGTTAAACCAGAATTATAAAAATCTGTCCAAGTTGGTAATTCAGCACCAGTAAACTCAAATTTTTTAAAATTTTTATAATAATTTAATTTATTTATAGCACTTTCAACACTAGACATTTCATCAATATTATTCATATACATAATATAACCATTAGTATTTTTATATAAAGAAGTAGATTTTAATGAATAAGTTGGTTTTGCAAAACCCAAATTAAAAGTTATTTTAATCTTATCTTTTTCTTTTTCAGATAATGACTTATTTTGATTGGTAATCAATCTTTGTAAAGAATAAATATTATATTCAAAAGTATTTCTTGCAGTATTTTTATATTTTTCTACTAATTCATTTGCAGTATTGTAATAATCTGAAATATTTTTTTTATCATGAAAAGAAACATATGTTTTCTTTATATCATTTATTATATCTAAATTATTTACTGTATTATCAAAATTATAATAAACAATTTGTCCATTATCGCTTAGTGTTAAATCTATATTAGCTGTAGAATTTATTGTGTTATCTATTATTTGGTTTGCTAAATTTTTTGTCATTATCTAAAACTCCTTAAAATTGATTCATAAAAATTTGTCCACTTGGATAAATTGTACTAACAGTTTGAGATTGAATTCCATATTGTTCAAACATTTTATTTCTTATGTACCTAGCTTCTTCATCAGAAGATGAACCTACATAAGCGTTATATATTCCTTGTCTTTTTGCTTCTAACTTTGAATATTTATATCCTAAACTAAATTTAATTTTATTTTTTAATTGTTCTTGGTTACTTGTATATTCTACACCTTTTGTATCTAACGTTTTCGGAGCTTCCATTTGCCAATTTTCGTATAATGTTTCTCCATTAATAGCTTGTTGCTGTCTGTTCCAAATCATTTTTAAAACAGTCTTTAATCTATCATTACCAGTTTTTAAAATTAATTCTCTTTCTTTTTTATTCTTTACATTTAGTAAATCTTTTAAAAATTTAGAATCTTGTTCATTTACCATTTTATTAACATTAGCTAAATATTCTTTTCCTGTTAATTGATAAATATTTTTTTTACCATTAAGTAGTTTGAATTGTTCTACTTTATCTTGAACTTCTGTATCTCTCTTATAATCAAGAGAAGTTGTTACATTACCAGTAATAGCATTTTTAAAATAATTTAATCTTCCTAAACTAATTAAACCTTTTAAATAATTAGTATCTGAATTAGATTGTTCAAAAGCTTTTTCTGTTTCTAATTGAAATGTTGTCCCAGAAATAACACTATTTGAAGGAATTGTAAAATATGGAGCAATGAATGAAGAAATCGGACTATCCCAATCTCTAAAGTAATTTGTTTGAACAGCTTCAACTCCCCATTCTTCATAAACAGTTTTTCTACCAAATAATTTTTCACTAGCCATTGGAGAAGCTACATTTTGAAATGTTCTTCTTAAATTACTAGATATAATATTACTAATCTTATATTTATTTCTATATGGGCTATTGTCTAAATCTAATCTATTTGAAACTAATTTACTATCTACTCTAAAAAAATCTCCCTCATCATCAATTCCGCCAGCGTAATTTGCACTTAAAGCCATTGAAAAATTATAAGTTTTTCCTACAGAAAATGTTTTATCTAAATCTGACATTAATTTAGTAGCTTTAGTTCTACCGTATCTTGAAGATAATTTATTAAAATCTTCAGTTACAGTATCTAATTTATATCTTTTATTATCAGTACCTATAAATTCATATGGAGATAATTTTTCTTTTATTGTAACAGATATATCTTTTGTATTTCCTACTCTTTCATTTTCAGTAGCATACTTTCTTGTTCCATATTCAGAAGCATAACTTAAAGATTCATAATAATGTGCTTTCTCTTTTTCAGATAAATCTGTAATTTTGTTAAGAACTCTTGTTTTCATTTCTTCAAATTCTTTAGATTTAGGTGCAATCATTGATAAAATTCTAAATCTATTTAAATTTTCATTTCCGTTTATATGATTAATAGTATTATTAAAATCATCAGTTGGGCCTATATAAGTACCAAAATTATATGTCATCATTGGATTTCTACCTTGTTTAAAGTAATTTGGCATCCAATAAGGTAATTTTTGTTTTAATGGATTTATAACTGTAGTTCCTAATGAATTATGTTCGTCTATAAATCTACGAATAGGTTCTGTTAAATCAAATGCTCCTCCAATATTATACTTATTATATTCAGAAGCATAACTTATATCATCACTAATACTAGCTAGTGTGATTTTTTTTTCGTAAGGATTTGTTTTTCCAAATAAAAATTCTGTAGCTTTTCCTAAAGCATAACCTTTTAATCCAGCAAAAGTTTTTACATCTTCTATTGCACCAAATAATGATGGAATAATACCATTTATTCCTTCTGTTTTTGAAAACTCTAAATATTTTGGAGAAAATTCATCATTAGAATCATAAGAAGGATTTTTTATATAATTATCTTTATATAACCATTCTTCTTCATTTATGTATTGTGTTGGTTTAATTAATCGTCCAATTGTAGCAGACATAAAATCTCCAACGATTGGTATATCTTTAAATAATTGTTCAGTGACTGGATATAAAGCACCATATTTTTTATAAGCAATTCTTTCTTCTCTATAAGGATCTATTAAATACCAAGGATATTTAGTTGGAAGAAAATCTTTTCTAAAGAATTTTTGCCATTTTCCAAGATAACCATTATCCATTGCTCTTACTCCAGTTGTAGGATTCATTAATGTATAAAGTACATGCGGTCTATATTGATCAAATTCTTCGCCTTCAATAGATTGTCTACCAGCAGTAAACCAAAATCTATTTTTATTAACTCTTATTGCTTTTCCGTTAAAAAATTGATCTTTCATTTCTTCAGCATCTGTTGTTATATCTGGAATAAAAGGAAAAACACTAAGCATTCCATTACTAACATTATCAACCCATCTACCTATTGATGATATTCCAGTATAATTAAAAGCATATTGCAATCCAACTCTAGCTGTTGAATATAACATTGCACCAGTAGCAATTGGTCCTTTACCTATTAGTGGTATTTGATCTGGTAACAAAGCATCAGTAAATGAATTAATAGCTAATCCACCTAAAACAACACCAGACATAACTCCAAATCTTTTTAATAAGATGTCATTTGTTCTCTTGGTCCAATGAATTTCTCTATTTAATCCATTACTAAATCTCTCAAATCCTAATTGTTCAAATGAGTCTTCTAATGAACTAAAAATACCTCTAAAAAAATTATTTATATTAGTATCTGTTTCAACAATTCCATAACTTGATTTACTAAGTATGACTTTACCTTTAGCTATGTTTTCTCTTATATAAGTTATATTTCTTATATTTTTAGCTCTTTTTATTTGTTTCTCTTTGGTATCACTGAAAAAGAATTCTTTTAGACTTTCGAACATTCCAGATATTCCTTTATCTAATTCAATTCCATTTCTTAAAATAACAGAAGAAGTTTGTTTTTTATTTACATCATAAAAAGTTTGTCTAAATATTTCTACTTTCTTTTCCAAAGATAAGTCATTAAATGTATTAACAGGAATTATATCTTTCGAATCTTCTGCTAATTTTTTTGCAATATTTAATTTTTTGCTATCATTTTCAAAAATATATCCCATTTTCTTTGACATATTATCAAAAAAATCATATTTTTTCAATATATCTTTTGAGGATAAACCTATTTTAAAATTATCATCACTATTTTCATATATGCTATCTATTACTTCTGAATGTCTTTTTGCAACCTTATATAATCTATTAGCAAGATTAATTTCGCTAAAATTTTTATAATTATTAGTTACTTTATTTGTAATATCGTTATTATTTAAAGTATCAACAATTTCATTATAAACAAATTCTTTAATATCATTATTTTGATTGAAATTATATGTATCTCTAACCGATTGCTTTCTTGCATCTAAATAATCTAAAATAAAATTTTTACCTCTAAGAATATTATTTTTATCTTTTAAAAATGCTTCATTATCTCCGCCATAAGCCTCGATAAACGCTTGAGTATTTTTATTAACATAATCTTCCCAGTTTTGAAATAATTTATTTGCTGTTTTGCTATTTATATTATTTATAAGTTCATTAGCTAATTCTTTTTTTGCATTTGATAAAAAATTAATTCCAAATTGTTTAATGATATTAACATCGTCATTATCATTAAATAAATTTAATTTTTTACCAATTTCTTTAAATGTTTTATTTGAAAAATCTATATTACCATCAGCATTTGTATTATTTAATATTTCCTTAAAAACACTTTTTGAAGCCGAAGTATTTACAATAGCTTGAAAGCTTGGAATTAAACTTTTATCTAATCCATTTATATTATTTTTTAAAAAACTAATTTTTTCATTTAAAGATAAATTGGATTGATAAATTTTATTTAAGTTACCAAATAACATTTGAGCATAATTTTGATCTAATTTACCTTCATTAAATTTATTTTGAACTACTTTTGGTAATGAGAAAAATAATTCATTAGATTGATCATTTTTATTTAGTATTTTTTTAAATGGTTCAATAAATGAAGAAGCTATATATTCATTGTTAATGTTTGCATCAACAATATCTTTCATAAAAATACTTGCTTGTTCTTCTAATGCTTTATTTGAACCAATAATATCTTTTAAATTTATATTATTAGAAAATTTTTGATTAACTGTTATTTTACCTCTACCAACTTTTTCTATTAACCCATGCAATAAAGTTTCGTCTTCTTTATAACTTCCATCATAAGCAGAAATAAATTTATATGCATTATTTTTTTTATCATATCTAATTGGTAGAGGATTCCAATCACTATTTACAAATTCATGTATATTTTCTCTAATTGATTTTCTAAAAGATAAATTAGGGTTTGCTCTTTTTTTATATTCTTTATTCATGCTTATTTCTTCAGTAGCTACATCTACTACTTTTTTTAAGTAATACTGTTTATAATTATCATCTTTTAAACTTGAAGTATAAAAGAATTGTTTTCTATTTAAAAAAACATCTTCAACTTTTCTTTTAATATTATTATTGCTAGACATTTTTTCAAATATTTCACTAGCACTATATTCAGAGAATCCTTTTGCTTCTTTTGAACCAAGTTTATCTAAATAACTAGCAGAAGCTATTTTTAAAGCATTAGTTAATTCAGAGTTAAGTGTTGCTCTTTCATTTGAATTAAATTCTATTATTTTACCAGGAATTTCAGTAAACCCATTTTCTATTAAATCAATAACTTTATCATACACATGAAAAGATTTTCCTTTTTCTGGATTCATATAATTAACATCTAATTCTTTATATTTATTTTTTAATATATTTCCAGTGTGTCTAATAACTTCATTAGGTAAATCTTTTTTATCTTTTATGTATTCAAAATCATATGTACCGAACTTAACACCATTAATTATAAAGTTAGATAATTCACTACCTTCTTCTCTGCTAATTGACATTTTTTGTATATTATTAGCTATATATTGTTTCCTTCTTCTTTCACTATCTATCAAAGACATCGGATTCCAAGTTTTTAAAGTTGCTTTTGAAAGTAAATTATTAACTTTATAATGAGCAGAAATAAAATTTTCAACTATACCACCAATTCTATAAGTTAATAATGATGAATCTCCTATTGTTTTATCAATAAGTTCTCCATCTTCATATTTAACAACATCTGTTAATTTAAAATTTTTTAAAGCTTCAAAATTATTTATTCCAGTGATTTTATAAACTTCGCCATATTGATTAATGTCTTCGTTTAATACTTTATTGATTTCTACATTAAATAATTTATTTTTAGAACTATTAGAATTTATTATATAATCCATAATTCCAATGTCATTTAATTTATTTTCTTCTTGAATTAAATCTTTTGTTTTATCTAAAGTAAATTCTTTTCCAACATATTTTTCTAAATCAGCTATTTTAATAGAATCATCTTGATCATAAAATGAATTTATGACTTTTCTTAAATCTTCTTTTTTATCACTACTGTCTCCAGAATAAAAAGAATTCTCTGCCCATTTAAGAAATCTTTCTCCTAAATCATCAGCATTTTTATCTATATTTGGATTTTCTAAATAAAATCCATCTAACAATGTGTTATATGAAGAAATATAATTATTTCCATCATTTAATATCTTTCCTATATTAGCTGTTTTTTTTCCATTTTCATATATAGTATATTCACCAAGAAAATCTTTAAAAAAACTTTGGTTATTTATTTTATTATATCTTTGAAATTCTTTTATTTGTTTTTGAGCTTCTTTTAGTAATTCTTCATTTTCTAAAACTTCTTTTGTATCAAGTCCAATAAAGTCTTTAGTAAATTGTTTTAAAAATTTATTATTTAATAAATTATCAGTAAAAGTCAAACCACTTTCAGTGCTTATGTCTAAATCATTTAATGGATCTTTTTTTATTGTTTTTAAATAAACAGCTAATTCTGGATTTTCTTCTGATAATTTTTTAAATTTTCCAAAATTACTATTTTCTATAACATCATCAAATATTGCCCATTTTTTTTCAGCTATTTGAGAAAATCCAGAAGAGAATGTTTCAAAAAGTGATTCTTGAAATGATTTAGCAAAACTAAAAGCACCATGTACTATCGTAGAAAAAGAACCAGATTCTGGATTCTCAGTTTTAAAATTTTTAACTTTTTCCATTCCTTTACTAATAGTTCCGTTAAATAAACTATCAGTTGTTCTATTCCAAACTTCTGGAATAAAAATTTTCATTTTTTTTGTTACATCATCAGCTTTATCTAAAAAATTATATGTTTTATCATAAAAATCCTTATCTGATAATAAATTTTTAAATCCTTTATAACCAGATGTAATAGCCAATAAAGAACCTAATGCAACAAAATCATCTGAATACTTTTCTTGTTCATTTGTGTTTAATAATGTAGCACTAGCAACAGCACCAAAAGCCATTAAATCTGAATAATCTTTTGTTAATTTTGTTTTTTTTAATGCTATTCCTGTCAAAGCATAAAAAACTCCTAGCTTAGCAGTTTTCCACAGTAAACTTTCTGATCTTACAGGAATAGCTTCAAAATTATTTTTTTGTTCTTCTTTTAATTCTGTTACTAATTCATCATTCATTTTTTTACTCCATTAAAATCCTAATGTTTGTTTATAAAAATCATAATACTCTTTAGCTTCTTTTGAATGATTTATTAAATATTCATCGTCAAAAGATTTTAAACCATTTATTTTTAAATATTTAAAAAATGGTCTTCCGAATTTTCTAACTCCTAAATACATAATTTTTCTTAAATAACAATTAACTCCACTTTCCATCATTATGTGTTCAAAGATTTTATCTGCTAATTTTCTATTAATACCAGTTACATTTAATTCACTGTATAAAAAATCATGCACAACTGCTGCAATATCATATTTTCCGTGTTTAGGAATTACCAAATGTAACATTTTTGGTATCGAAGCAAAATCAGTAACAAATCCTTTAGGTACTGTTATACACATTCTATTTACTTGATATTTAAAATCTTCTAACAATATATAGTTTTCATTAAATAACTTTTTAACTTTTAATTCATTTAACTGCATTAATTTTCAACCTCTTTTAAAGACTTCTAAGTTCGTTTAAATTATCATTGAATATTTCTTCTTCTGTTTTAGTATATAGATTTCCTTCAACTACAGGTTTAGTTATACTTAAAAATTTCTTTGTTAATTCTTCTCCATAATTTTCATTTAGTGCTTTTTTAAAAGTTTCAAAAATATCTCTTTTATCAAATTCTAATCCCTTCATACTGGATTCAAGCAAGAATAACATAAGCAAATCTTTATTTGTTTTTTCACTTAATTCATTAAAAGTATAACCTTTTTTTAGTAAGTTATAAAAAAAGAATCCAAGAAAAGTATTGTTTAAAACTGAAAATTCATTAATTGTTTTTTCCAATAAATATTTGTTTTCAAGATTATTATTTAAAATAAAAAAATTAATTAATTCTTTTAAAAAATCTTCATTTTTATATAAAATTTCTCTTTCTTCTTTGTTTAAGTCAGTATATTTCTCTAAAAAACTTTTTTTATTTTTAAAATAAAAATCTTCATTTTTTACAAAATCTAATATTTTTAAATCAACTAATTCTACAATTCTTTCTATACCTTTACATTCAATATAAATTTTCATTTTATACCTCAATTATTTGAAACTTTTTAGTTAAGTCACTCATAACTTTTACAGTATGACACATTGCTATAGCTCTTCCAGCAGGCAATCTTTTAATTTCTTCATCTGTTATTTCTGGATAAAGAATACATTTTTTTAAAGTGAAATCAAGGAATTCATTTGGAAAATTTTGTTCATCTCCATAATTTGCTTTAAACTCTCTATATTCATCTTGATATAAAGGTTTAATAAAATAAACATGTCCAGTAATACCAGTTTGAATTTCATCAAAAGAAGCTTCCATTACAAATGCAACTAAAGATGGATTCTTCATTTTTAGTTCAAGATATTTATCATTATCTATATCTGTAAAACCTTTTGATCTATAAACAGTAAGTGCATTTGTTAAAAAATCTCTTTTCTTTTCATCTTTTAAAAAATCTTCTTTAAATGATAAAAAATCTGTTGATAAATAAAAATTTTCTTCGGCTTCTTTTTTTATTCTTAAAATATCATCAGAGTCTTCTTTGTTTTCTTTATTTTCGATACTTTTATTTTTGAATTTCTTTTTTTTCTTTTTCTTTTTAAAGTTGTTATTTTTAATTTCATTTTCTTGAAGATTTTCGTTAATTTCTTTTTTATTTTCTTCTAATTCTTTTTTTAAATCATCTAGTATTTCTGTATTAGTTTTCATTTAAGCTCCTTAATCTTTTAGTTTAATTTTAGAATCTGTTATTTTTTCAGCTTTGATTACTTTTTCTTTTGCATTTTTGTTTTTTAATTCTTCTTTTTTAGACATTTTTCACTCCTTTGTTATAACTTGGATTTCCTATAAAAGTATAAAATTCAATAATATCTCCTCTACCAACATTAATTTCAGTTTGTTTTTTAATAAACAATACATCTTTTAATGCTATAAATGGACATATATCTGAACCAGAACCTTCAAAATTAATTACTATTTTTAATCTATTATCACCATCTGTTTTATTATCCAAATAATAAAGCAAATCATCATCTGGAAATATATCTTTATCTCCATTAAGATAATTTTCCATTTGATACTGAACAGCATTACTTCCAGTAGACTTTTTAACTATTTCATCATATCTTTTTATAGTTGATTGTTTTGATAAAATCATTTTCTTTATTCCGTCTGGTTCTATTTTTTTTCCATTTTTATCAACTATTTTTTCAAGTTCTTTTATTTCTTTTGACAATTCTGAAATTTCTTTTTCTAAATCTCTATTTTTTTTATCAACAGCAATCATTTTTATAAATTGAGCTACTGTTATTTTTCTAAGTCCAATTGTTCCAGTTACTATTTCTCTTCCGTTTAAATATTTTGAATAATTAGGTGAATTGTAAGAATATACAGGTATTTTTTCGTTTGTTTGTTCTATGTTTGCTACTATTGCATTTCCAACAAGCCATTGTTGTCCATCTAAAAATATATTTATTTTTGTTCTATTTGGTGCAGCATAAAAACCTTGATTGGAAAATTGTTCTATAAATTCATCTGTAAAACCTTGATCTAAAGTCATAAATTACACTCTCTTTAATTGCCAATGAGGCATATCTTTAAAAGTTTTCCAATCTCCTCCCCATTCTATATTATATTTTTGCATTAATGGTTCAGCGATTTTTCTAACTTCATAATATTTTTTAGCACTAAAATCTAATCTTCCTTTAATACTTCCAGCAAATGCAAAATCAATAGCATGTGAATATCCATCATTGTGCATTTGATGTTGAGATTTTAATTTTATACCATCACATTTTGTTATTATTCCTGTTTTTTGTCCCCATTTATTAATAAATTTAGTTCTACCATAAGAATAATATTCCATTTGCGTTTCAAGAGTTCTTAATCCTTCAGTTATTACAATATCATAAGGAGAGATATTTAATAGCTCAGTTACAAATTTAACTAAATTTGGATGAACTTTTTCCAATCTTTTTAAGCTTAAAGGTCCAAATTTAAATTTTGTTTCTACTATTTCCATTTTAACACCCCTATTTTTTTATTTTATTTATAACTATTTTTTGTTTTGTTTCTTTTTTATTTTCTTTTTTATATTTCATTCTTTCATCTAGATTATTATTTTTGAATAATAAGTTTTCTTTGTAAGAATTAGTTATATCAGTTCTATTTTCTAAATTTATAAAATTCAAAAAATCTAAATCTCCTCTAGCTTTTGCTAAATAATAATTTAATTGATTTGCATAATTGTAATAAACTCTTATAAATTCTTTCATTCTATATAATGGAGAATCTTTTTTTAAAGTTGTATTTCCAATTATTTTATTAATATAAATTTTTTCCCAAGTTTTTTGTATAGCTTCTTTTATTGTTTCTAAATCGTCATCTGTTAATTCTAATCCCAAAGCATAAATACAATCTTCTTTTATGGCTTTTGGTAATCTATCCCAAGTATTATTTAAATCTTTTTTTATTTCATCTATTTCTTTTTTATCTCTGATTATATGTGAAGAATAAATATCGCTTTTGAAATAATTGAAGAAAAATGGAATTCTAAAATTTTCTTTTGATTCAGCTACAAATGTTGCAACCAATCTTCTTGAAAAATCTGTTGTACTTTGATTATATTGTGTATTTACAAATTTTACATTTTTAAGTACAAAATCACCATATGGATCTTCATTTCTTTTTTGTACACAGTAAAAATCTAAACTATCAAGTTCCTCTAATGTCTGTTTATATGGCTTATTTGGATTATCATTATTAATAAATAAAATTGATTGTAAAGGATATCCTTCTAACACTTCAAAAACCATCACTCCAGAAATTATTTGATTTGAACTTGAATACCCCATATTATGTTTAAAACCTATATGAAAGAATGGTTCTGTTTGTCTTGAACTATCTATTTTTAACATAGATAACATTGGCCTGTGAATATTAGTCATTCCTTTTTTATAAAAAAATACATTTAAATCTACTAAACTATTTTTTGTTACTACAAAATCCATATTCCCCCTAAAAAAAATAAAGCTCCCATTTCAGAGAGCATTTTATCCAACGATATAGTTGTTATTAAATAGTGCTACCTGGATTTAATTCACTTTCGTTGCTTACTTTTTCTAATTTTATAGGAGTGACAGCTACAGCTACAAAACTATATTGTTCTCCCATTGTTGCAGAACCACCAATTGAATACCCAGATGAAGTAAATTTAACTCCAACAATTGATTTACTATATACCAATTTACTAATTGGATGTGTTATAAATAATTTTATTTGACAAGGTGGTAATTCATCCAAATGTTTTAATCTGTCAAGTTCACTAAGTTCTATAATTCCGTCTGTATCTAAATTTAATTTTGAACCTTCTATTGGTGAATAATTTTTAAGTTCTTTTCTTACTCTTTCTCCAATAGACTCATTAAATACAACAGCAGTTATATGCCCAGATATTCTTTTAAATCCATGAGTTAAACCTCTTGGGTCTGGATCTCCAAAAGTATATCTAGGTTCTTTTTCAGTTGAAGTGAAAACTTGTAGACTAACTATTGTTGTTAAAGGTATTTGATAGTATTTTCTTTTACCTTTTTCTTCCATAACTATTGTTAAAAATAATTTACAATCTTTACCAGTTCCAACAACATAATTATATATTTGTTTTTTTATTTCTACTGATTGTTGAGCCATTAAGGATTAACACCTCCATCCCAAGAATAATATTCTTCATCGCCAATATCTGTTTCAGTTGCACCATCTACCATATTTAAATCTTCTATACTTTTAGCTAAAAAAGCATATTGTTCTCTTACAGATAGTTGATTGACACCTATTCCAGATTGCCCTTGAGAAAATCTTAATCCTTGTATTTGTTTTTGGATTTTTTTATTTGGATTGTTGTCTTTTACTCCTAACATTATTATGTCAAAGTTTGGAAAATCATTAACTGATTCTATATCAGCTAAAGAATATTTAGGAGTATAATCTTTTCCATTAGCATCGTAATTTACTTCTACTTGTTTAATTCCAGCTTTTCTAAGAACAGATTTAACTTCATTTACAAATCCTTCTTTTAAAACTTCAAAAACTAATGAACCTCTAATTATTCTAGAACCTCTCGCTATTCCACCAGCTCCACTTAATCCAATAACTGGTACTGGTTCTATTGCATATTGTTCTATATAAGAAAAAGAAGAAGCTTGTCCAAGTTCAACTAATTCAAACTTAATCACTTGATTGTATTCGTTATATTTTGTAGGTACTTTCATAAAAAACTTTAATTCTGTACCATTAAATGTATCAAATTCTTTAGATTTATTTTTATAATTATGAAAATTATCTTTATTCAAAGGCATTAGTTTATTTTCACCTCTCTCCAAGGTTCAATAGAACCAAGTATTTGAACTTTAGTTGCAACATCATGCATCGGACTTCCGGCAGATATGCCAAAAGTTTCTGATAAAAATGTAACTTTATTGCATCTAAACATATAAGTTTTATTAGGTTCGTAAACTCCATCAGTTATATTGTCTGCTGTTCCATAAACAACTATATCTACTGGTGGTAAATCTTGCAAATCTATATAATCAGTTTCAAACAAATCTGTTGTTAAATTTTCAATTGGTCCACCAATTAATTCTTGATCTTCTTCTAAAATAGTAAAATCTTCTAAACCAAATCCATCTAAATCAGCTACTTTAAATTGTTTAATTTTACTATTATATTCTCTTATATCCTTAAACATAGAAAATATCATTCCTTGATCTAATTGAGTAAAAACAATTGTTCCATATGTGTTTCTTAAACCACTAGAATTTCCTACTGGATTTTTTCTTCCAGCTACTCTAACTTGTGATGTTTGTCTATTTGTTTCAGCTAGTATTTGTTGTAAATTTCCAATTTCATATCTAAATTTTTTTGTTTTTTTAATACCATTACTATCTTTTTTTGTTAATGGGATTTCTAAAAAAACTCTCAAACCAGAACCTTTACAAAGGATTTTTCCAAGTAACATATAATCTTTTTGTGACATTATTAATCATTCCCTTCATATTTTTCCCAGTCTGTTATTTTACCTATAGACATAAATGATGCAAAAGCAGAAATTTCAGTAGAATTAATAGCAACAGAACTTCCTTGTCCACTTAATGCTACACCTTCTAATACTTTTTTTCTAACTTCTATTTCATTATTTTCATTTTTGTTTTTTGCAATTAATATAATGTCAAATAAAGGCATTTGTCCCCAATTTATTTTAGTATGATCATTATGGAATTCCCACTTTTCCCATTCTAAATCTAATGATAGAAAAGGACTGTCATAAATTTCTGGAAATTTCATTTTATCTTTTCCATGATTTATTCCTTCAAGTATAACTTCTTTTAACTTTTCAAAAGAATCATGATGGAATACTTTAAAAGTCATTTGCCCTTCTGTGATTTCCATACCAGCGTATATATCTATAGCATCTATTGCTGTTAAATTAAATTTAGGAGTTGCACTATTACTTGTGCTCCAACCTATATCTTCTAAAAATCCTATATCATAATAAATTTTAGCGTATTTATCAGCTGGATTTTTAGTAAAGTATATTTTAGGAAATGCAAATTTACATTCAAATTCAGCACCACTAATAGTCGCTGAATAAAATTCATTATTATTTTTTGACATATTCACCTCTTAATCCATTATAGGAGCTGTATATTTTTACAGCTCCTAAATAAATTTACTATAATACTTTTACATTCATTCTGATGTTTTGTAAAGTTTCTATTTCTGTAATTGAAAAATCCATAAACATAGTTCTTTCTTTTACTCCATTTGGTTGAGTTAATCTTCCTAGTATTAAATTAACATTATAATTAGGCATTATAAATTCATTAACAGCTGGTTTAAATACTGTATCTTCCAATTCTGTTTTTATTAATGCTAATTCAGTTCCTTCATTTATTCTTTTACCTTTATAAGGCAATAAAATATCTTTAGAATCTTGTATAAGCTTATAAACAACATTTAATGTATCTATTTTTTGGAATACATTGTCATAACTAGTCATTAATTGTGATCTAGAAATAGAACCAACAGATTGAGCTTGTTCTTGTTGTAAAACGCAGAATTTTAAACTGTCAAGAAGTTGTAATTGTTTATCAGAGAATTTTAATTGGCATTCACCAGGGAATATTAGCCCAGCAGGCGATCTATCTACTCCTGCTTCTCTACAAATATTTGAATATTGTCTAGCTAAATAGTTTCCATTAAAATCTTTATTGTTTATGTTCATTATATATTTAGGATTTAATCCAGTTGAAATTTCAGAAGGAACAGATTCATTCAATGTTATTTCTACTGAATTTGTATCATTAATTACAACTTTTTTAACAGTTGTAGAATGAATTAATACATCTAATTTATTATGAGTATAAACTTCAACTTTATCTCCAATAGCAAATGAAGTTGTAGCTTTTTTTGTAATTACTTTATCGTTATTTATAGTAGCTATTTTTGCTTGAGGAAATCCGCTTAATCCCCCAAGTCCATCGTATTGGTTTACTCCAACAGGAACACTTAAAAATTTACCTAAATCTATTCTCTTACCTTTATTGTCAGTGATAGTAGATTGTTCTCTGATCTTTTCTTTTAATGTTTGACATCTTTCAACGTAAGCTTCTATATCTTTTTTAGACAAAGATTTTGGCGGAATAGGAGATAAAAAAGTATAACAAGGATTTTGAGTTGTAGTTATTTTTAAATTATGAATTAATGTTCTTCTTAAAATAGAAGCATCATCTGATAATTTTACAATGTTATATTCACTTATTACTTCAGTTTTAGTTCTTTCATCAGATTTAACATTAAATTTACCATCTTTTAATCTAACTATTGTTTCATCGTCAAGTTTAAGCATCATATCTTTTTTGATTTCTGCAATAAGTTTTCCAGATTCAACTTTTAATTCTATGTAATCTTTTAACTCTTCTGATTGTGAATTGATTGTGTATGTTTTAGAACCTGTTACACCAGTATAAGTTAATTCAGCATTAAATTTAAAATCTTTTGAACCGTCTTCTGTGATAACTTTTGCTGTTTCTCCATTAATTTTAACTTCAAATGTGTCATGAACTCCATCATCAGTTTCACCAGCTGAATTTGCACTTTTTGTTCCTTTTATTTCTAAATCAAATTTTTTATCAACTGTAATACCAGCAGTTGTGTTATAAGGAAATACTCCTTTTATAACTTTATCAAACTCTTCAAAAGAATTTTTAATTTCTTTTACTTGAACTTTATTTGGATCCAAAGCAACAGCGTTATCTAATGAAATTCCAGCTAAAATTATTTCTCTTGTTTGGAAGTTTTCCAAATTTTCAAAAGCAAAATCAAGAGCTTCGTACATATCAGTTAATGAATTAGGATCTGGTTCATCTCCGTTTCTTTTAACTATTCTAACAACAGCAATATTTGAACCATCAGGTATTAATCTTATTATATTTTTTATTTCTCTAGTTAAAACTAAAGAGTTGTTTTCAAGAGTTTCAATAGCTTCTTGAGCAGAAGATAACATTATAGGTTCATTTGGCTCTATAAATACTTCTTCAATTTCTCCATCTTCATCTCTTGTTTTCATTTTTTCTGGAAGAATACCAAAAATTGTATATACATCTTTTAGCTTTACTTCAGCTGGTTTTGATTGGTTAGTATCTTCTATATTTACATAAAAACCAGGAAGCATAGTATTTTTTTTATTATTTTTAGCCATTAATTTTTTTACCCCCTATGAGTCTAAAATTATTTATATTAATCAGCTTCAAAACTAGTCAATGAAAAGACATCTTTGTCAATGCTTAGAAATTTAGCTTTTTTTCTTTTATTGTTTAAAATTTCGTCTGTAACATCTGAATATATTGAATTTTCATTATCATTTTCAGTATTGTTAAAAGCTATTCTAAATGCTTCTAATAAATAATATTCATTGTATGAAGAAACTTCTTTTAACCTAAATTGATAATATATTTCTAATGTTTCTAAATCATCCTTATCTTTTTTAGGAATACTTTTTATATTAGAAATGCCAGATATTACTACAAAATTTGAAGTTATTTTTTTAGAATAAATATTTAATGTTCTTTCTAAAATATTTAAAATTTTAAATTGTTGTTTTAATGTTTTTGTTTTTAAAGTAAATATAAATTCGTTATCAGAGAAAAACATTTCCTCTCTTATTGGTATTTCTGTTTTTTTATTATCTCTTTCTTCTATTCTTATAGTTTTGCTAAACTTAGGACTAGAAGCCAAAACAACATTTTCTGATTGGAACATTCTTTTATTATCACTCTCTAATTGAGTATGATAACTTCTTCTATTAAGTCTTATGAAGATTTGCCCATTATCTTTATCTAATGATTGTGTTGTATCATTTGGCTTTATATCATCTCCTAAAATAATTTTAGGCATTGGATAATTTTCAATAGTAAAGGAAAATTCAAATAATGTTTGTATCTCATCAATTAGATCAATTAATATATCTGGTCTATTAAATGAAAATGTATTTTTGTACCGTTCAACCATTTTTTTTAAATTTTCTTTTTTATTAGCATCTATCTTCATTTTTTATCCCTCTAAATCCAAACCATCATCATGTAAATTTTTTAATTCTTCAAAATCTTCTAATTTAAATTTTTTAATAAAATTAATTTTTTTACCAACTATTTCGTAAAAAATAAAATCATGATCTCTGAATTGTTCTTTATTTATAACCTTATAAACAGATATTATAGTTTTTTCATCAGTATCCAATAAACATAAATAATCTTCAGTAGTTATTTCAGAATAAAATAATGGAAAATAAAATTTTCTTTTTTCATTAATAGTTGTATTTTTATCAGTTGTTTCAAATTGTTGATTATAAGCATTATTGATTTCATTTCTTATTTTTGAAGACAAAATAGCTTGTCTTTGTAATCCAGTTCCAAAACATTTAGGACAATCTGGCTTTGGTTCAGAGTCTATTAATCTATTCTCATCATAACAATCACATTTTGTAGTTCCCTTCAATATAAGAACCTTGCTTCCAGTAAGAGATGCTTCTTTAAATTTTAAAGAATATTTGTTCTGCACAGAAAACACCACCTCTTTGTTCTAAATTTTTTCTATATGCTATTCCATGTTTTTTATATAAAGAAGCATATAAATCTTTTTCAGTTGCATCTATCATATTTTTAACTAATTGTGTAGATAAAACAGAACCATTTGCTCCACCATCAACACCAGTAGAAAAATTACCTAATTTCAAATTACTTCCAGCACTATTAATAGAACCATTATTTAAATCACTATTAACTCCATTTATAAAACTTAAAGATATTATGTCATATAAGCAATATAAATTTACTAGTTTTTTATATAATGGAAAATATTCTATGTCTTCTATACTACTTTTATTTAATCCAAATCTTCTTTTTAAGTAAACAGATTTTTCTTGAATTAATTTTTTAAATTGTTCATCTGTTTTATTAGAAAATTCTAAACTTGTATCTTTCAAAAATTCTTTTAAATCTTTTATGTTACTCCAATAGAATCTAGGTATTTCTTTAACTATATAATGAGTGTTATCTATTTTTATTTTATAAATAACATTAGTTTTTCTTCTTATTTCATGTTTTTTTTCAATGTTTATCTTTGTTTTCTTATAAGGAAAATCTGGATAAATTTCATTAGTATATTGTTCTACAATGATTGAAAAGGATTTTATTTTTTTATTTATTTTTATTCCATTATTATTTATATTTAAATTTATAGTTTCTTCTAAATTTTCAATTAAAATAATGTCATCATTTAATGTAATTCTATATTTCTTATCAACTTCATAAAATTCTTCTTCGAATTCTATTTCTTTAATTTTGTTTTCTCCGCCAGCGGAATTATTATTTTCATCATTTTCATTTTTATCCAAATCTTCATTAAAAAGATAATTTATATTATTAACTTTCAAAGTATAATCTTCAGAAAAATTACCTTCAATTTCAACTTCTTTTTCATCAATTATTTTAATAAGAAATTTACTAGTTACAATTTTTCCATTTTTATAAAATAAAAAAAAATTTGTCATTAAAGGATTTTCATTTTCGTCTAATTTATATATAAGTTTTTTTTTATTCCATTGAACTTTGTTATTCATAGAATCACCTATTTTTTAGAAGTTTTTTTAGATTTTTTTTCAACTTTTTCTTCTTCGATAGGTTGTTTTTCTTCTGTATCTTCAGTTTTTTCTACTTCTTCAGTCTTGTTATTTTTTTCTTCAAATAATTCTTTTAATTGTTCATTAATAACTTCATCTTCGTTTTTTTCTTCAACAATTTCTTTTCCGTTTTCATCAAGTTCAACAACTTTTACATATTTATTTTCAATAAATTTATGAAGTTTTAAAATATTTTCTTCTGTTGCTTCAACAAAATTATTTTCAGAATTAAGTAAAATTCCGTTTTGTGATAAATAATGAACTCCATATAATTTAATAACTTTCATTTATTCCTCCAATTTTGAAATAGGCAGGAGAAATTACCTGCCTATTCAATTTATTTATTAGTTAAAAACTTCATTTCTCTTTAAAGTAATAATTGGTTGATTTGCATTTGGATCGTAAACATCGTCAGTTACAGTAATATTTCTAAAAGCAAATACACCGTGATTTTTATCTAAAACAAATCCATATCTTTCCTTTAATTTTATTTTTGTAACGTCAACTAATTTATCTTCTATTCTATCAACAGTTATTCCTTTTCCATCATGAACATAACTTAATGATCTTGAAGAATCACATAATAGAATATCAGTACAATTTTCAGAAACTGATGTATATTGAGCAACAGGTGCAGTTGTAAATCTAGTAGCTGGAGAATAAACTGTTGAACCTTTTGTAAAATAAGAAACTAATGGAGTTACAATTATATTTAAATTTTTGTTTTTTATAATTTGTGGAACTTCCATTTTTTCTGTTTTATAAACAGCTTTTCCAACATTATGATTCCATTTTGTAACAGCATTTTGATAAATTGTTTCCATCTTTGCTGGTATCATAAATCTTATATTTGCAGTTTCTTTTAAATACTCTCTAATATTTGGTTCTTTGTAAATTACATTCCAAGCTAATGGGTGCAAGAAAATTACATCTATATTAAAATGAGAATTTTGTGCTTGATATAAGAATTTTTCTAAATCTCCAAGTAATAATGTACCATTTTGTTGAATTGGATTTTGAAAACTTCTTCCAGATGGTTTCATTTTTGGAGTTGAAGATAAAGCGTCTAATGCTGTAGTTGCATGAGCTTCTAAAAGTCTAATTGCTTCTAATGATTTGTATCTTTTCATATCATTTATTGCAGCAGACAATAAAGTATTTATTAATGCTAAACCATTTCTTTCCAAAGCTTCTTGTGAATAAGCAACCATAACTCCAACTTTACCTTTTGAAGTTTTAACGAAATCTTCTGTTGATTCTAAATTAATTGTTTTAAATTCTCCGCCTTCAGCAACTCTAGCTGTTGCAGGAGAACCTTCCTCACCAATTACTACTGTATAAAATACAGTTGAATCTTCTAAAGGCATATCTTTAGAAACATATTGCCAAGCTTCAAAATCATTATATTGTATTTTTGTAACAACTCTGTTTAATATTTGTTGTGAAAAAACACCTAATGAACTTGCAGAAAAATCTTTTATAGATTTTCCAGTCTTTTCACTATAATCTTTAATTGTTTTTTCTATTTCTAATGATAAATCTCTCATTGAAAAATTCTTTTGAGTTTGTACATCAAAACCATTATTTATAATTATTTCTGAAAAATCTTCTATTCTTTTTACAAATTCTAAACTATCTTCCGCATTATCTTTAAATAATTTATCATCAACTATTGCTCTTTCTTTATTTAATGAAAGGAATGATTGTAAAGAATCTTTTATTTGTTCTTTATCGTATTCTACGAATCTTTTTGCCATTGATTAATATACCTCCGTTACATAGTTACATAAAATTCAACTATTTTCTTTTCGTAATTACTATTTTTATAAACTGATTCAAATGAATTATATACGTTTCTACTTAAACCAGCTGTGCTTTTACCAGCTATTTCAAAATCAAAACAACTACCATTCGTGTAAATCATATTGTCATATAAATTACCAGGTAAAATTGAACTAACTCTACCAATTATTTGTGTTGGATCATCTGTTTTTGCAAAAACTACAGGCATTCCAGCATAGTATGCTTTTGTTTTAGGACAATCAGTTTTTGTTTCTCCAAATAATACTGGTAAAGTATCATCACCAATAGAAGTAGTAATTTCAGCTGTAGTTATTGGTCTTAATAATTGTCCTGGTTTAAATTCAAATAAACTTTTTGTAGCACCATCATTTTTATAAGCATATCCTCTTTCAAATAATGCTTCTGCTTGATAAACAGTAGGTGTTATTCCGTGTAAATCATCCATATTATTTGCTGTAGAAACAGCACCTTCAGCATTTTTTCCACCATTAAAATATTCTTTTAAATGTTCAGTACTTCTTAAACAAGCACCTATTACTCCATAAGGAGCTAATGTACCATCAGCTGGTACTAAAAAACCATTGTCATTAATAGCAACTGCTATTGATGGAGAAGTTACTAATTTTAATCCATCAGGCATTACTCCCCTTATATAAAAAACTTCTTTTAAACTTGGGTCTGCCATAGGTGTTCCTAAACCAGAAGTTATAACTGATTTGGCTGTTCCTTTATAACCAATTGGTTCACTTAAAGCTCTATTTGTAAACATTTATTACCTCCATTAATTATTAAGTAACATAGCCATAACTTCATCATTTTCTTTTGAAGTTTGACCATCATTATCTTTTAATTGTGCTTTATAATCTTTCATTTCATTTTCAACATTTTCTTTATTTGTTTTAGGTTTGTTATCTTTTAAATCTTTTTCATCTGGATTTTTATTATCGTCAACATGTTTAATTTTTTGATTTTGTTGTTCGTTATTATTTTCTTGTTTTTGATGTTTATTATCTTTCATTTCTGTTTGTTCAGTTTGTTCAGCTTGTTCTGTTTGTTCTAAAGTTCCAGCAGCAACTTCTGGTTTTAATTTAGCAACAGAATCTTCTATAACTTTCATTTTTTCATTAGTACTATCTTGTAAGATATTTATAATATTCATAAAATCTTCTATTTTATCTTCTTCTAACGAATTAAAAAATGTTTCTATTTTTTCAGTCATTTCATCTTTTAATGTCCAAACATTTTTCATATCCTTTAAAAGTGATTTTCTTAGTAAATCTTTTAACATCGTTGAATCACCCTTGTTATCTTTTATATTATTATTGTTTTTACTATCTTTACATTGATTTTCTTGATTGTCAATTTGTGCTTGATTTTTAATATTTTTATTGTCAGAAGTAGGAACAGTATTGTTTTCTTCTTTTTTTTCTGGAACATAAATAATAGAAGTATCATTAGCTGGAATATTCACTATTGAAATTTCTTCAGCAATAAAAGGACCCATTACTTTTGGTATACATTCAGTTTCAACATCATTTACTTTATAAGTTGAACCAGCACGATGAGAACATTTAAAAAATGTTTCTCCACAAATATTACAAATAATATCAAAACAAGTAATTCCTTGTGATACCGTTAGATAATATCCATCTTTTATTTTATTTATAGTATTGTTATCAACAAAACATTTTAAAATAATTGATGTTTTACCATCTTTAAAACAATTATTTTCTTTAAAAAATTCTATTACATCTTCTGGTAATTCTGAATTATAAGGGCTTTTATATGATAAAGTTTTATGATCTATAGTAAAACTATCTAAAACTCTTCCTAATGGTTCACCATTCAAGTCATCATGATTTTTTAAAACTGGTTTATTATATGGGGTCATATAACTACCACTATCTGACATTTCAATAACTGAATCATCATCATATTTTCTGTAATTTATTTTTTTATCAGAAGTTGTAGCTAACATATAAATGATATTTTGATATTCTTTTTCTTTTAAAATTGGATTTTTAATTTTTTTATCTTCTAATACATAAACATTTTTTATTTTGTTTAATTCATTAGAATCTTTTAGAATGTTAATATCTAAACTATCACTAATTTTATAAAAAGTATGTTCGTGCAATTTTTTATTTCACCTCTTTAATTTTTTTTGGTTTTTTTTGTGGTGCCAGTACCACTAGTATATTGATTTTTTGGGTTATTAACATTTTCTACTGTACCACTCATTTCAGAATTAGTTTTACTATATAAATTTTGAAATGTATTTTTTATTTCAAATTTCTTAGTTTGTTTGTTACACATTTTTCTAGCTTCATCAATAGTAATAATTCCACCTTGAAATAAAAATACAGCATGTTTTTCTTTTCTTTCTTCAAGATTGAAACCTTCAGAAAATTTCATTTCTATTTCATCATCTAAGGAACCGAATAAATTCATACAAATTTCATCTATTATAGTTCTATTTATTTGAAATTCCATTTCTTTAAAAAAACCATTTGTTATATTTAAAGTATTTTCATCTTGAGTTTCAGCATCTTGTCTTCCAGAACTAGTTGAACCTAATTGACCTTTTGAAGTATAAAGTCCAGCATATATTTGAGTTTCCAAGACTTCAAGTAATTTATCTGGTGAATTAAAATTTTTATCAACTTTATTAACATTAACTGGTAAATCTATAATTAAATCATCATCAGTTTCTCTTAATAATCTTTTAGTGCTATCAAATTGATCTTGTCTAGTAGGTTTTATAGTTCCAGATTTTGTTATTCCAACTTCATAAATTATTCTTGTGATAGCTTGATCTGCATAAGATTGAAGTGCATTGTTAGTTAAAAAATTATATTTTTTTATAACAGGTATAACTGAACACCATATAGGCATTGCAAAAATTTCATCAGATTCTCTATTAAAAGTATAATGAAAAATATCTATTTTATTTTTAAAAACTTTACGTTTTGAATTATTATATCCATCATCATACAAATCTTCAAAAACAAATTCTTCACATAAAAAAGTTCCTATTCTTTTATTTACTGTCCAACCTTTATTGGGCATTATTCTAAGTCTTATTAATTTATCTTTCTCATCTTTAATAGGCCTTATAAAAACATTAGAATATTTTACTAAATTTTGAAAAGCTTCTTTTAAAAATAAATTAGGATTATAATTGCTATTTTTTAAAATTTTATTAAATTCTTTAGCAACTTTTATTACTTTTTCATCATTTTCTCCAGTAAAATAAAAAAATTTATCAGAACTTTTTGAAGTTATATTTAAAATTGATCTTGCTAATAATGGTAATTTAAAAGTTTCTTCTTTTATTTTATCTAACACAATGTCCATATTCCTAGTCATTGCATCTTGTCTTTTATTACTATTTGAAAACGAAAGATTATCATAAAATTCAGTTTCTTTTCTGTAAATTTTTCCATAATCTCTTTTTTCCATTTCTATTTCATTTTCATTTGTATCAATTTCTTTTCTTTTTTTACTATTAAATATATTTATATTCAGTAAATCTTTTAAACCTTCAAAAATTATATTCACCACCTTTACTACTTTAATAATTGTGTAATTTGATAAGTAGTAAGATATGTTTCTTTATTTTTAGTATCTGATAATATATTATCAACTTCTTTTAATACTTCTATTTTTTTATTAAAAAATTCATCTAAATTTCTATACATATCTTTATTTATATTAATTTCATTGTTACTTTTAAAATTAACTAATGGTATTTCCTCATTTTTAGTAACTGTATTTAATATCGAACTTTTTTTAACATTTTCTAATTTAAATGTCAAATCTTTGATATTTTCTCTTAATTTTTTAATTTCATTATTGTTAGCAAGAGGTTTATTTATTTCATTATTTAATTGCTTTTTTAAATTTTTTATTTCTTTCAACGTAGAATAATATTCAATATTATTTATTCTATCTAAAAAATTTTTTATTTCTTTTATTCTTTGAACAGAATCTTTACTTAATATTTTTTCAATTTCTTTTTCAACAGGTTTTATATTTAAATAATGTTCTTTGCTACCTAAAATTCTGATTTTTTTCTCATTATTATTTAAAATTATTTCTCTTTTTCCACTTTTAAAAATAAGTTCAACTTTTCCATTTTTATAAACTATTTTTAATGGAACGTCTTCTTGTTTGCTTATAATAGTTTCAGTTATTGTTTTTTCAGTTTTAAATTCTTCATCTTTGTTGTTTATTTTATTTATATTATTTTTTTCTTCTTTTTCATTAAAAATAATTTTCTTTTTATTTCCGTCTAAATAATGATAAATAATTTCCTGTTTTGAGTTATTGTAATTTATGTCATCATCAACCGCACTATTTTTTTCTGGTTCATTATTTTCATCATTTTTTTCATCATTTTTAAAATCTGGAAGATTACCTTCATATTTTCTTTTTCTTTCAGTTAATATTCTTTCAGCTTCATCATAATCTCCATTTACAAAACAAGGAATTATTGATTTTGGTATTTTTTCAATAAATTCATCTATAAAATTTATTGTTTTAAGCATAGATTTTATTAAAGGAATTTGTCCTAAACCTAAATCTATTTCGACTTGTGTGTCTAAATATCTTAACTTTTCTGTTTTTTTATCAACAGCTTTAAAAAATTCTTCTTGTACATGAGAAATAGTATTATTTATTTGATCTCTTAATTGCATTAATACTCTTTCAAACATAATTGTAGTTATAAAATTCATTAACATATTTATTAAAGATAACAACTCTTCTTTTGTAGCCTTTTCTGCACCAAACAGTTTAGCTATTTCAAATATTGATGGTAAAAATCTAGTTAAAAAGTCATCAAAATCTCCAAGATCTTGATCTTCATATGTAGTTGTAGTTATTGCTTTTTTATTAAATTCTATTGCACTAAAATATTCAGTTAATTGTACATCTATAAATCTAGTATAATGTCTAACAAATGCTGTATTTTGACTTTCTTCTTTTAAATTATAAAAATTAGATTCTTTATATTCTTGATACAATTTAGTTCCTTCTAATATACCTCTTAAAATGTTGGTATTAATAGAACTACTAACCTTTTGTATAAATTTTCTATCTATATAATAATATTTATTTTCGTTAAATAAATCTACATCAAATTTTTTAAAAATAAAGCATATTTCTTCTATACTTAAACTTGCTAAAAGTGTATTTATTTCTTCTTCATTTCCAAATATAATATTTTTTTTAGCATAATAATCACCATTAAATGCTCTTTTTTCTAATGCAAATTCTATAAGTGTGTATAAAATAGGCAAATCTTCAAATACAGTAAAATAAGTTTTATTATTTTTATGGCTTCTTTGCAATTTATCTATAAAAAATACAATTCCAGAGGAACTATTTAATTTTTTATCATAAGCTCCAAAACCTATTTCTCTAAATTGAGCAATATTAACTCCTAATTTATTTAAAGATTCATTTATTAAAAAATCTTTATTGTATGAATTAAGTTCTTCTGTATTATCTATATTTTCTATTAAAAATCTTATAAAATTTAAATAATTATACAAATCAGAAATTGAAACTTTTTTACCATTTATAGGTAATATTTTTAAAAAAAATAATTGTTGAAATGTATTAGTAATAGTAAAATCTAATAATTGAGCAACAGAGTTTACTATTGAAGAAATAAAACCTTTAATATAACTTCCTAAATTTACATTAACTATTAATTTTTTATCAAGTTCATCTATTATAGTGGCAACATCTTTTATAATACTAATATTGTCAATCACATCATTTATTCCTAAAGCTTCTAAACCTATTTTTCCAAACAATTTATGTAAAGCAATTGCATTTTTATCCATCATTTGATGTTCTTCATTGTTTATTATTTTTTTATAAGGATTTTGTTTAGCAGTAATAAATGAATAATAACTAGATAAAGCTTTTGCAAATTTTGAATTTCCATAAAAAGATGGATTGGTCGTTTTTTCTGTACCAGTAGCCCAATTAGTCTTTGCATTTTTTATATTATTCATATGTTCTTTAGCGTATGAATTTCCAGCTCCTAAATATGTTAACCAGTATAATATTGTTTTTATAATTCTACAGTCATTAGAATCAAACGTTAAAGTTTCAAGATATTTATTATAGGCTTTTAACTTTTCATCCAAGTAATTATTAATAGGATTAAAAAAATTATCTTTATTAAATTGAGTCCAAAATTTAATTATTTCTGGATTTATTTGTTCTGAATAATATTTAGCATCTTCTCCACTTCCAGTTAAAGTTAAATAATAATCTGGTTTTTCTTTTTTAAAATCATAAGTTGTATTAAATACATAAGTAGTTTCAACTTCATTTTTTTGATTTTCTACATTAGCTTGTTTATAAAATAAATCAGCAATATTTTTCAATATATAATCTAATTTAGAACCATCATCTGTAAAATCTTTAATTCTTTTGTTTAATAATTTTAAAGCAAATTTTTTATCTTCTTTCAGAGTATCAGTTTCAATATCAAATTCCGCCAGCGGAATTTCATTAACAAATTTTTTAAAATCATCTTGATTAAATATTTCACAAAAACCATCTAAACTTACTTTATCTGGCATACTTTCTAAAATTCTAATAAAACCATTTATTTTTTTAGTTGTTTTTATTTCAGACTTTACCATTCTTAAATAATATTCTTGTATATTAAAATTTTTAATTTCTGCAAATTGCTGAGAGTGTTCAAAAATATATAAAAGTCTATTTTCATTAAAATTGAATGGAAAATTTTTCTTAAAGATTTGAAATTCTTTATTAGAATACAATCTTTTATTTAAATAGTTATTTAATTCAAAATTTTCGTCTTTAAATAAAAAATCAAAATTATCTTCTAATTTATTACTTAATTCAATAAAATATAATTGTTTATCTTTTATATTATCCATTTTTTTCTCCAATTATTTTTTTTGCTATTTCTTCAAATCTTTTATCTATATTTTTTTCATCCTCATTTAATAAAAAATCATTTTTTAAACTTTGAACTATATTTTCATCTGTCTTTATATGATTTAAAAATTCATTATTTTCTAAAAATTTTTCATTTTCTGGTCCTAAATTTAAAAACCAATTATATACAACAGAAGCACTTATTAAGATTTGTGGATTTTTTGTAATACTTGACATTTTTCACAGTCCTTTTCTAAATAATAATTTAATCTTTTTTCTAATGAATTTAAATATAATTGCATATATAATTGTTGTTCTATTAATAATGTTTTTTCAATTGAAGATTGTTTTTGAAACGTTTCAGTTTCTTTGAATAAATCAATTTTTTTTATTTTATACTTTAACAAATCCTTCTCTTCTAACATTCTAGCTACAAAAACTTCCATAATTTTATCCTCTATTGTTTCTATATAATTCTAAATCAATTAACATTTCTAATAACATTTCATGTTCATCTTTACATTTACCACATTTAAGTTCTTTTATTTTTTCTTTACAATGTTTTATAGCTTCTTTTAAATCTTTTTTTGTATACATATCTTTACTCCTTTTAAATAATAGGAACATTGTCTATTAGTGCATTAGCTCTTTTAACGCATTGTTCAAATGTTTCTTTACTATATCCATTTAAATTTAAATCATATGTTACAAATTCTATTGTTGATTTTAATTGTTCATAAAATTCATCAAATCTACCAGTTGCATTTAAATAATCCCTTATTGTTCTTACTCTCTTATAAACTTTAGCTAAATTTGGATCAATTTTTGATAAATAATCTAAATTAGATTTAAAAGTTTCTTTTACCTCATTTGATGGTATGTTTTTATGAGCATACAACAAAGCATCATAATAAGATATATTTTCTAAAGAGGGTATTAAAACTTTATTTCTATCGCCTGTACTTCTTTCAACTTTAACAAAAATCATTTCACCAGTTTTAGGATCGTAACTTTTGAATTTTACATTTTCTTCTTTTTCAACCTTAGATATGAAATTTTTTCTTTCTTCATTTTCTATTTTATTAAACCGATTATTTTCATATCTACCATTTAACCATTTGTCGAGATTATCACCAGCTCTGCTTTCTCTATCATGTTTCATTAACTTCTACCTCTCTCATCTCCACTTTTACTTTCTCTATCTCTTTCATCTCCAAGACTTTTTCCATATTCTTTACGTTCTCTATAAAAACTTTTTTTCCAATATTTTTTTATTATTGTTTCTTTTTTAGTTTGTTTTGTAAATCCATAATTAATCAATTCTCCAAAATAATCGTAAAATTCGTTTTCTAAATTATTTTTTTCATCTTCTGTCTTATTGTTAAAATTTTTAAATTGTTCAGTTAAATGATCATATTTTGCTAAGTCTACTGTTATTTTTTGCAAAGCATCATAAATAATATTTTCCATTAATGTTTCTATTGATGTTTCTAAATCAGTTGATTCTACCAATATTTGTTTTTTTAAAAATGCAAACATTAATGACATTAATTTTCTAGTTATACTATCTTCACCAAGTGCATTTGTATTTGATAATAAGTCTTGAATTAGTGGGTTATTAAATGGATTATTATATTCTTTTACCATTTGAAAATTATTTTTTTCATCAAAAGGTTTACCAGCCCAAACTCCTTTATAACGCCAAGGGCAAAAATTAGTTAATTTTTTATTAGGATCAAATATAAAAACACCACAAGAAATAGTTTTATTACCAGTTATATTAGTTGGAACTTTATTTATAACAAATCTATCACCAAATTTAACAGATACTTTGGTATCTAATAAAGTAATATTATCTAATGTTGAACCATAAGGGAAAGTAGCATTTTCAAAACCAGATTTAGATAAATCAGTATCAAGTGATGCAGGAACACATTGAAACATATCATTAATTTTTTTAGATATTCTTTCTTGCCAAGCACATAGTACTCTTTCTAATAGTCCACCAATACATAATCCACCAAATATTTTTATTTTTTTAAAACCAAGTAATCTAGGAATGTTTGCATGGAATAAACCAATAGCTGAACAAAATCTATAAATATATTGTATGATAGAGCGTTTTAAACCTAGTCTATTTTTACTGGTCCACATACAAACGTGTCCAGTTTTATATGTTCTTTCAGAACACCCATTTCTTTTAATTTTAATAGTTGAATTTATATTTGTATATTTTGCTGTTCCGTCATTTGCAAAAATTATATCTTTATTAGTAAGTACACCAGAAGATAAAGGTTTAACTCCTTTTTCTCCACCACCCCACAATAGCAATGAACTTAATTCGCCATAAGGAATGTCTTTAAAGTTACATATTCCTAATTCTTTTCCTGGTGTATTATATTGTTTTATTTCATCAACAAAATTAATTTTTTCTACATCTGTATAAATATCAGATAAATATAAATTATCAACAGGGAATTCAATCATGTATTTATTTTCATAAGTTATTGGGTGTCCATGGTAAGTTGCAAAAGTATTATTAAAATTTAATAAATTTTCAATGTCCTTTGGATATTTTTTAGCTTCTTCTTTAAATTTATTTATTTGTTCTTTAATTGTTATTGGATTTAAATATTCATTTTGCTTTATTTGAATTTCTTTTTTTATATTTGGATTTTCTATCTCATTTGTTAATTCATTTAATATTTTTGAAATATCAACAAAATAATCATCAATGAAGTTTTTAGGTAATTCAATTCTAATTCCTTTTGTAGTTATAGCTTTGTTGTTAAGTAAATCTAAAAATTTAATTTTTTCATTTTCAAGATTTGAATGGAAAATAATATTTCTATTAGCATCATAAACATTACCATCAGAATCTATTGTATAGCCGTTTTCGAAATTAAATTTATCTGGCTTCATAACTCCAGTTTCTGTTGTTGAAGAATTAATTATTTCATCAGTAGAAACAGGAAATTCATTTTCTAATAAACTTTTAGCATCAAAAAATGCTCTTGGATTAACTTTACCATCAACATAATATTTAGGAAAATTAGGAATATAAGTTGAAAAAAAATCGTTTAAATTTTCTAGATGCTTTAAAAACTCATCATCAAAAAAAGGTTCAGCTTTTATTGTTTCATTTAACATTTCACTTTTTATTTCTTTTTTTGCAAGTTTTAGTTTTTCTTCTAATTCCTTTGTTTTTTCTATTTCTGTTTTTATATTCGGCTTTTCTAAAAAATCATTTTCTTCTGTTTTTGACAATTCATAATCAGAATATAAATTTTTATATACATCGTTATTTTTATATCTATTAGTCAAAAAATCCATTGTCGAATCCTTTCAGCAACATTTTGTTTAAAATCTTTCTTTTTTTTGGAATATTTTCTTCAACTTTTTTACCTAAATTTGGATTTATTGTATAAGTTTCAATTGGAGCTAAAGGTTTTTTCTTTTCTTCATCTTGAAAAGTTCCAGAAGAAATTTTATAACTTTCATTTTTAAATCCAAAAATAAAGTTCCCAGTTGTTTTATCAAATATAGTATCAAAATTTTCTATCAATGCAAAATTAGCTAACATTAAAGCATCTATTTTATGGTCCACACCTCTAAAAATAGGTTGATTTTTATCATCATATCTTTCAATTCTATATTCTTTTAATTGTTCAATTAAATTTCCTTTTCCGCTTTCTTCAAGTTCAGAAATTTCAATTTCTTCTTTTTCAAATCTTTTTTGAAGAAAACTAACCATCATAACCTTTATTCTTTTATGAGCTTTTCTTTGTAAATGTATATCTTCAAATTCATAAGCAGAAGCAAAATTTATACTTTTAAAAATATCTATTCTTCCAATTTCATAAAAATGTTTGCTTAACATTTCATTTTGCATAGAACCATGACCTTCATCACAATAAACAAAATCAGCATTAAAATTCTTTTGTAACTCTATTATTCTTTCTATAGTAGTTATTTGTAAATCTTTGAATTTAGCATCTACAGAATTTTTATAAATCGAAGTAAAATTAAGTATTTTTATTGTCTTCTCTACATCTAACGGATTACCACAATATAAACCTAATACACATATTTGAGAACCATTTTTAAATTCATTATAATCAACACCTATTGTTATTTTCCATTTTTCTGGATTTATCAATTCATCTCTAAATTCGCAATACTTATATTGATATAATGAATTTTTTATATTTTCAGTTTTAAATACTTTACTATCACCTTCAGAAAACTCAGCTTCAACTTCTAATTTATATCCTTCTTCTGTTAATGAATTTCTAAGTTCTGGGCCATCATTTTCTTCAAAATTAGGTAATATAGAAGACGGATAATGAAATTCTCTCCAAGCAGGATCAACTAAACACCATTTTCTAAAATTTGTTTCTAAAGCTGTTGGTGTAGAAAAAACAACAAATGAAACATTTGGATTATCTAATTTAAAAGCCATTAATACTTGATATGCTTGTTCTGTTACATAAGCACCTTCATCAATATACAATCTATCAGCTGATTGTCCTCTTATAGAGCTTCCATCTGTACCAGTCGTAAAACCATTTATATGCGTTCCATTAATTAAGACTATTTTTTCACTAGGACTTCTTTTTCTTGTGTATGAAGTTTTATAAGCAGACTTTGAGCCAGTTAATAAAAACTCCATTCTGTTAAATATTTCTGTAATTAAGTTTAACGAGTTTGCTGCAACAATTATTTTTTTATTTGGATTATTAAAAGCAAAATGAAGTATGTCTATTACCATTGCCTCTGTATTGTGAGTTATTATTCCGTTTGTTAAGAATGTATGAGAATTAGCTACTGCAATTGATAGTGTATTTTTATAACCAACATTTTCTATTGATATTATTTTTTCATTTATAAAATCTTTATTTGATTCATATTTTCCTGTTATTTCAATTTCAAAATTATTATCTATTTTTTTAATTTTATATTTTGTTCCTGTTTTATGTAACAAATATCCTAATTGTTGAACAAAAAAATCATTTGTAAATATTTTTCTATTTAAAACACCATCTAAAAAAAATAAAGTATTATTTTTATTCAATCTAAAAATATGACTACCAACATTTTGTTCTTTAGAGGCTATTTTTCCAAGTGTTTTATAAATTGAATAATTATCATTAGCCATATTTTTATATTTTATATTTGAGAAATTAATAGGAATAGTTACTTTATCTCCATTTTTTAATTCAGACGCTTCCTTCCATTTACCTTTTATTAGGTATGGATGATTTTTTGTAACTATATCGTATTTTCCAGATTCAGTTGTTATTTTTAGACATTCTTTATATCCATTATTTGTAATAGCAAAATTTTTAGTAGGAAATATTTTTTTGCTTTTTTGGTCATATGAAATTAATAGATCTGTAGTTAATATTTTTTTAGCTGGCACTAATCCTCTATTTGAAGTAAGAATAAGAGTATCTTCACTGACACATTTTCCTAATCTTCTTCCAAGTCTTCCAACTCTATTTTTTGCAGTACATAATAAAATTTCTTTTTGATAATATTGTTCAAAATTTCTTTTAGGATGAATAATACTCCAATCTAAAAATTCTTTAGCCCATAATAATTTATTATTAGATAGTTGTATTTCAACTAACTCTTCTTCTGTTAATTTATTATATTCTTCTTTTGTTAAAAGCTTTTCTATAGGAAAATAATTTTTTTCTTCTAATTCTTTTGGAATTGGATTGCATTCTATTTTCCAAGAACCTTTTGTTTTTATTTGTTTTCTGATACAATTTTTACACATATCAGCTATATTATTTAAATCTATATTCATTTTCACCTTCTTTTAACTTGTTCTTATATCACTAAGACTAGTTGTTACACCACTAATAGGCGAAATTTCATCTCTTAATTCATTTGAAGTATTTCTATAATAAAATACTTTTTTGTATTCTTCTAAATCAGTTTCACTTCTACGTAAATGAGTTTCAATTGAATGTTGTATTGCTTCGTTTGTTGTAAAACTTGGAGTTTTTTCTTGTATATATTGGTCCATTACTGTTTGTATAATATTGTTTACTGATTTTTCTTGTCCAGCATTAGCAACCATACTAATACCCATTCCAACAAAATTAGCTAACATCCCAGCTGGTCCACTACCTACACCTGTAATTACTTTACCAAAAGGAGAAGAAAAAAACTTTTCTATTGCTGATTTTTCGGTTAGTATTTTTGCTGAATTTTCAGCAACAGTTTCAAAAACTTCTTTAGTGCTTTTTCCAGTAGATTTTTTTAAAAAATCTTTTGTAAACGCTTTTACTCTTACGCCAACAAACTCATTGCTGTTTTCTTTCATATAATTATTTACTATATTAATAGCGTCATCAATATTATTTTCTAATTTAACTTTTCCACCAGTTACTTTATTTAAAATTTTTAAAATATTTTTTTCATCATTTATATTTACACTATTTAAACCTTTTATAATATCATCAGCATTCTGTATATTTTTTAAATTTCTATAATTATCAGTTAATTTATCATAAATAACTTTTTTTAAATTATCTTTATTAAAAGCTTTTGAACTTTGCATATATAAAGTTTTCATTTCTTCAGCTTCATATGATAAGTTTTGCATACTTGCTTCAGTGCTTAACCAAGGTGCATCTACTAAATTATGTTTAACATTAACTTTTCTAATTCCACCTTCTCTAAAACTATCTGGAGTTATTCCAATATTTTTTAAAGTTCTTATAGTATCGTTAGCTTTTTTATTAGATACAACGAAGCCTTTCCCAGAAATTTCATCAATATCAGTTTTTAAAACTTTTAAGTTTTTTTCAACTCTTTTTAAATTTCTTCCGCTTTCATTTAAATAACCATTTTTTATATCATTTTCAGTTCCTTTTAAAAAATGGAACTCTGTATTTGAAAATAATTTACTTAAAATTTTACTATTCTTAGAGTAATTTTTGCTGTGATTAGGTAAAAATTTATTTAGTATAGGGATTTTATCTACAACAGAAGGAATAAATCTACTACCAAACATATGGGAATTACCATATGTAATCAAACCATCGTTTGTCATTAATGCTTTTTCTAATGCAAAACTATATGTCTTAGCAAATCCATTAACAGCTTGATTATCCATATATGGTTGTAACATAAACATATTTATAAAATTTCCAAGTGAACTATTACCCATATCACTTGTAGCATTTTCTCTAAAATATTCTTTCTCTTCCAAAGTATACATAATCTTATCCTTCCAAGTTTAATAATTCATCTTTTTTATCCTCTTCTTCTAAAATAACAGCTTCGGCTATTGTACTAGCGTTAACATCAAAGAATCCATTAGATAATTTATTTTTTAAATTTTCTTTTACTGTTCTCTCATTTATTTCAGATTCAATTTTTTTATTTTTCATTTTACTTTCTCTATCTAAAATTAAATTTTTTCTTAATTTATCAGCCATATTCATAGTCATTTGATAAGCATTTAAGTTTTCATTTATTTTTGTATCGTAAGTTTTAGAACCGTTTTTATTTATTGTTACTACACTCACAACTGGAGATTGAATAGATAAAGCAGATAATAATCTTTGAGCTATATTCTCTATTGAAATTAAATGATTAGCAGTTATTTTGTCACTAAAGTCATCATCTTTTATATCCAATTCTTTATAAATGCCTTTTTTTAAATTACTTGTATTTATCATTTCAAGAGGACATTTTTCACCTTTAGGTAACATTTTACTTTGAAATAATGGGCATTCTCTAAAATGAGGACATTTTTCTTCATTTTTTTTAATTTCTTTTAAATATTCTTTATATTTCTCAGTAGCTTCATTTAAAAAATCTTCATCATCATCTTCAGAATCGTCATTTATTGCATACTCTTTTTCAAAATCTTCATATGTTTTAGTTAAATCAATATCTTCAACAAAGCATTTTTTTATTTGTAAAGAAAGTATATTGTCTGAATTTTTATTAGCCCAAATTTCTAAATCTTTTTTTATTTTAGGAGATAAACTTGAAGCTTTTTTTATCTCTTCTGTTGTTAATTCAAACCCCAGAATTTCTTCTATAGTTTCTTTTTTATTTTCATTCATTTTTACCTCTTAAACATATATGTTAATACATCATCATTAATTATTATTTTATAATTATCAAGCTCTTTTAATTTTTCAACAAAATCATCATTAATAAAAAGTTTTTCATTAAATTTTAAAATTTTAAAAATATTATCTATATTATTTTCTATTTTTTCTTCGGTTTCTGAGTTATATTTGTTTATATAGATCTTAATTATAGAAAAAATAAAAATTATATTGTTTGCAATAATTTCATTATCTATTTTGTTTTCTATTAAGTAATATAAATATGGATTATTTTTTACTTTCATATTATTAACTTCCTTATTGAAATTTTGGAAAGATTTTAAATTTAATATTGTTTTTGTATGTATAGGTATTTTTAAATGATTAATTTCTTTATTGAAATTTATATTTTTAAGTTTTATTTTATTGTTTTTTTTATTAAGTTTATATTTTAAATTTATTTTAAAGTTTTGTTTTAGTATATTTCTAGAGTTTAAATTAAAAATAAAATCTTTCATTTTTTTATCACCTTCACAAATGTTTTACTTTTTATTTTTTTATGAAGTTTTTTTATATTTTTTTTATATTCTTCTATTTTTTCTTCAAATAGTTTTAAAAATGTTTCATTTGGTTTATGTATTTTGAAATTAGAGTGTATAAAAATACTTTCTCTAATTTCTTTATACATATCTTTTTTTAAATCTTTGATCCATATAGTAATTAATAAAATTCCAAGTTTTTTACATTGAATTTTTTTTATTCTATCTCTTTCTTTTTGTTCTGTATCTGTTTTATGTTGTCTTCCGTTAAATTCAAAAGCAACTAATAGATTAGGATAAAATATATCTAGTTCTAATGGCATTCCAGTTTTATTATTTACAATTCCAGATTCTCTATAATTATAATAAACTTTTTCATTAAGAAAGCATTTTTTTAGATATTTTCTAGTTAATCTTTCTCCAAAACTAAGCATATTAATTACTCCATACAATTAAATTTATATCATCTAATACATTTGTTTCACTTATTTTTTTAACTGTATAAGGTTCAGCTTCTACAAATATAAAAAAATCAAGAGGTATAGTTAATATATTTATAATTCTAATAACTCCATTTTTATCAGATTTATATTTAATACCATTAATATCCTCAAAATGAATTGTTAAACCAGGATATCTATCACATTTTAAATTATATTCATTATCTTCTTCTGGTTTAAATTCATATTCTATATTATCTCTTGTACAAACTAATTGAATACTTACATTTTTTACAGGTGCACCAACTGGAGATATTTCTAGTTTTTTATTAGTTCTATCTCCATGATATAAATCTATTCCATCAAAAAGATATTCACTAGTATCATAACTACCGTCTTCATTTTTTTTACTTATAATAGTTCTATTTTGCATTTAATCCTCCAATTTTTTTAGTTCATTAATTATTTCTTTTTTTAACAGATCAATATCAATACTTCTATTTTGTTCAAAAACTTTAGCAGAAACATCTTTTATAAATTCTTCTTGTTCATCTAAATTTAAATTAAGAAATTCTTTTTTATTTAAAGACTTAGCATTAAATATTGTATAGTTATATAAAAAATGTCTAGTTCTGTTTTTTAAAGTTAATTGAATTTTATCTTTAACAAATGAATTAGAACGAATCTTAAAAGGAACAATGTTTATGAATTTTTCTTCTCTTGTATTCCAGAAAGGAACTATTAATTTATCTTGTACTTCTAATTCAATTTTAATTGTTTCTTTTTTTAAATTTTTATAATAAAAATCTATTTCACAAGGAATAAATTCTTTAAAAATTTTTACTTCATCATCTTCTCTAATAAATCTTTTTATTTCATTTCTTAATTTATATGGTTTTATTATGATTTCATCGCAATTTTTTGTTTTAAAATAAATATCCTCTATTTCGTTCAAGATTATATCTTTATTATTTTTAAAAAATAAAGTTTTATTTTTTGTAGTGAAATCATATATAAAAACAAATTTTTCACTTAATTTATTTAAGAAGCAAGGTGTTAATTCAATTGTTTGAATTTTATCTTTGTAAATAAATCTATTCAAACCTATTTCTTTATTAAAATCAAATTTTATGCTATTTCCAATATACGTAGGATTTATAGTAGTTTTTGTATTTTCTGTAATATGAACCAATATAGGTTCTAAAAATTTAAAATCAACTTTTGAATTATTTTTTACTTCTATACTATTAATTGGATTAAATTTCCAATAACCATCACTAAAATTAACAACATGTTCTAAATCATCAAAAACTTCAACAAAATATTTTTGAACAACTTTTCTAAAATTATATTTTATTGAAATTAATTCAAAAATATATAACCCTTCTTTAAGTTGCGGAATAGAGTTGTTTCCTTTGTTCAAATTAATTTCTTGTTTTTCATTTACTTCATTAATTATCAATAATTGATAATTCAAATTTTCTTCAGTATTAATTAAATTAACATTTCTAATTGATATTTTTGATTTTATATTCCAATTTTCAAAATTTTCTAATTTTGCATTATGTTTGGTATTATCATCAAAATTAATTAGAGTTTTCTTAAAGAAAATAATTTTATTATTTTTGTTTAATATTTCTATTTCTATAAAAGCAATACGATTATTAGAATCTTTATTAATTACAATATCTTCTACTTTTTTATTTAATATTTGTTCTTTTATAAGATTATTGTTTTCCTTAATTTTTATTTTATAATTAAGAATTTCTTTCTGAATTACATTTACAATTATTTTTTCATTAAAAGATATTGAAACTTTAAAATTTTCTTTATCATTAAATAATTTTATTGGGTTATCTTTAAATATTTCTTGTCTAACGACTATATCAGTATTTTTAATTTTAAATTCTACAAAAAAACTACTAGGAGTTATTGGAGTTGTTATTCCCTCAACTATACATATATTTCCATTTATTTTTCCATATTTAAATTTTTTTCTCAAATTAGATTCAAATGGATCATAAACTCTAAAATATTCTATTGAATTAGAATTGTTAAGTGTAAACTGAACATCAAACAAATAATCATTAATTAAATTTCTTTGACTATTTAAAATAAAATATTCATCTATTAAATTATCATTATAAAAATAACATTTTATATTTTTAGAAATAGTTTTATAGTTCTTTTCTTCATCAAATACATTTATCTCCATTTCTAATTCTTCTAACATATTTATATTATTGTTTCTTATAATTTCTATGTTATTTTCTTTTATATTTGTAGTAAAATTTGGATTTATAAAGTTAACTGAAATTTTTGAAAAATTATCTTTTTCTATTCTTAAATTATATGAATTTAATCCAGAGTATATTTTTTCTGGGACATTTAAATATAATTCATTTTTCTTTTGTATAGATAATTTCATAAGTTTTATTCCAAGTTCTTCTTGATATATTGTGAAAGACTTTTCTTTATCTTCACATTTAAATGTAATTGAAAAAGTTCTTTCTTTATTAGAAACAGGAATTTTTTGATATTTAATTATATCTTCACCTTTTACAGTAATTAAAGTATCTTTTTCTTTTAATATTTTTGTTTCATTCTTTAAAATAAAATCAATAGTTACTGTATCACTTCTTGAAACAATATTACAAATATCTTTATTATAATAAACATTAAAATTCTTTTTTTTACTTTTATCTAATTCAGCTATTATATCTTTATAATTTTTTTCTATTGTTACTTTTTTTTCAATTTTATTTTCTAACATATCATTAAAAATAAGTTTATATTCATTAATTCCATCTTCAACATTTAAAGTTAAATCAAAATTAAAAATATCATTACTTATTCTTTTACAGTTATAAAAATTAAAATCAAATTTTTTATTATCTTTTTTTATTGTTGGTTTAAAATAAACATTATCTGTTAAATTTTTATTTAGTTCTTCATCAAAAAATAATGAATTAAATTCAGAAACAAATTTTTCTTTATTATAAGAAATACCTAACAAATTTATATATCCATTAAAAATACCTACTTTTTTAGATAATATTTTACTGTTATTATATTTTAAAATATTTGTTTTTTCAGATTTTGAAATAATCAATTCTGTATTTTTAAAATCTAAAATTAATTGTTTTTTATTATTCATTTCTAAAGATATATTAGAATTATTTAAATGATATAAGAAGCTATATTCAAGTCCATCAACACCTAAATCAAATTCTAAAGTACCAGTAGCCGTTGGAGACAAAGTTACTTTTAATAAAATTACATTATCAAAAACTAACTGTTCTTGAGAAATAATCAAAGCTTCTATTTCATTTCCTTTTATTTTAATAGAATTTTGTGTGTTCAATAAATTCTGTTCAAATAAAGATAATTTATTTTTATCTAACCAAATATAAAAATGTTTATTTTCGTCAGTTGTATTCAAATACTTGATGTTATTTTTATTTACTTGATTATTATCTACATTAAAAACTTCAAAAGTTAAATTTTTAGTTTCACAAGTATAGTAATTTGAAAATTTTTCCAAATATTGTTCTTCACCATTATTAAAAACAACTTTTAATAAATTTAATTCAGAATTAATAAACAATAATTTTGTTTTAGGTTTTATAGTTTTAACAGAATTTCCTAAAAAAAATAAATTTTTATCTATTATTTTTCCAGAGATAGTTAACTCATTAACTTCTTTATTTTTTATTAAATAATATTCTTGAATTTCAACTTCTGGTTCTTCATTATCTATTGAAATAAAAACTTCATTAGATATAAGTTTTTCATTATTATTCAAAATAAAAAATAAGAACATCTCATTGGATTCTATATTTGAAAACTGTTCTTTTAAATTTAATAAAAACATTTTTTTATCTTGACTAAATGTTCCTATATTAGTTCCTTCTTTTTGAAAAGATTCCCCATTTACTTTATATTGAATAATTGGTTTCAATTGAGTTATATTTCTACTTTCATAAAATATACTAAACTCTTCATCAAGTTTAGATAAAGTTATTTCTTCGTTCAATATATTAAGCAATGTAAAAGTATTATTTTTAGTTGTAATTTTATATTTTTTATATTTTACATTTTCAAAAGAATCTTTTAGGAAAAAATGTAAATATGTAAACCCATCTTTAAAATGCTCGATATTTAAACTTTCATTTATTAATAAATTATTGTTTGATAGTATTTTATAATCTCTTGGAACAATTTCTTCTTTTGAATTTATTTCATAATAATACTGAAAATTATTAAAATTATTTACACTAAATTCAAAAATTAATTCTTCTAAATTTTCTTTCTGCAATTCATATATATCATTTAATTTGATAGCATCTTTAAAATTAATATCAAAATCAATGGCTTTCATATATAGAGTAAAGTTTATAGAATCTTTTTTTGTACTTAAAACAGTAATGCCACCTTGTTTTAATTCAAAGTAAATTCTATAATTAGATAATTCTTCTATTGCGTTTTTAAATTCAGCATTTTTAAATTCAACTAAACCTTCTTCTATTTCTCCAGAGATTTTATTATTGAAATTGTATTTTCCTTCATTTTCTTTTTCTATAATTAATTCACAATCTGAAATTTCTAAATCAGTTAAATCTTCTAAATAAAATTTAACATTAAAAAAGTTCAAATTAGTTTTTATATTTTTATTTTCTTCATATATAAAATTCTCAACTTTTTCAGAATTAAAAAGATTAAAAAAATATTGCATATATTTTCACCTCTTTTTTATATTAAACTAATAATTAACAAAATAAAATTTATAATAAAAAAAGGAAGGATATTTTTACCTTCCTATACATACATTTTTAATTTATAAAACTTAATAAAACATCTAACGGAGCATTTTTAATATTTACGCTTATTTCATCTTTTGGAACTCTGACTTTATTATTATTAATATCTACCAATTCATACACTGAATTGTTCACTCTATATATACCAACTATAACATCTTTATCAAAATGTTTACCAGTTTCACCAATAAATTTATTGTCAAAATCTATTGTTATATATCTAATAAAAAAACTAGATAAAAGTGTAGGACTAAGCAAATCAACTTTGTCATTTTCTATTACTATATTTACTTCTCTACCTATTACTTTTTTTTGAGCTTCAGTTAAAGTTAAATCTTCTTTACATATTTTTTTTAATCCATCAATTATTTGCATAAGGGAATCTTGATTAAATACACTCATCAAATATCACCTTATGTCCTTCTTCTATTTTATCTAACATATAATCTTTTTTATTATAACTAGATAAAATTTCTTCAACAAGTTCTTTCGTAATAAACTTATCCAGAAAATTATATAATTTTTCCGCTTCTATAACTTTTGCATTTTCAACATCAATAACTTTGTAAATTACATTTTCTAAATCTTTTTTATCAATCTTTTCAATAACCTTTTCAGTAATATAATTAACATGTTGAAAATCTAATCCATTTATATCTTTTGCTAAGGAAATTAACTTATAAGTTATATCTCCTTGAAGTAAAGATGATATTGTTTTCCTAGCTGCAATTATGTTACTAATTTTTTTTGATTCAACAGTTTGTTCCAATTTTTTCCTCCAAAAAAATCACGAAACCGTCTTATTATGTCACCACATTTAGGCACATATATTTTATCACATTTACTTGTTTATTTAAATATACTATTTATGAAAAAATGTTCAAAAATAAAAAAAGAAGCGATGGCAAAGGAGGAAACCACCGCTTCCGAAGCAGAAAGGAGTACTTATTAGAAAGACTTGCATTCGAATTGCATTGTAATTTTATATCTATAAATTTTTAGTGTCAAATTTTGTAATTTTTTTGTTATTCTTTTGTTTTCTCCGCTGGCGGAATTAAAAACTTTATAAAATAAATGTAAAATATAAAAATATTTGAAAATCAAAACTTCGCGGAACTCTACATTTTTCTTTTTTTAAGTTAAAGTAAGAAAAAACGAATAAAAAAAATCATTTATTTCTATTATGTTGATTATATTTTTATTTTTAATATATAAATTTAAAAAAAATTCATTTTTTCTTTTTTCAAAAATTTTCTTTTTTTGTTTCACAAACAAGAAAAAATAAAAAAAATATGGCTATTAATCGTAAGTATTTGTCTTTCTCCATTTCTTCAGAAAGGGAAGAATTAATTGAACAGACTCCACCTTAAACCCCAAAATCATAATCTATATTCACTATCTTTAACTATAGTACTTTAACTGGAGTATTATGAACTCTATAGGGTAATTATATGGTTATTATTCATTTACTGTTTATTTATTATAGCTGTTCATTTTCCGTATGTCAAATTTAGTCAATTTTTTTATTATTTTTTGTAAAAAATAGGAAAATTTTAGTCAAATTTTTAAAAAAAATCATTTCTTCAAAAAAATATATTCATAGAAAAAATTAATAAAAATTTAATTAAAATTTGCAAAAACAAAAAATCAATTTGTTTTTAAATATTTATAAATTTTCATTTTTAAAATTGATGGATACTCATTTACTATTTTTAAAACAAAATTAACAGCATCAATTAATTGATTATCTTTTGTATATTCATCTAATGATGAAATTAAATTTTGAAAAGTGTTAGTTTCATCTTTACTATTTGTTGCTTTTAACATAACTTTATTTATTTTATTACTTCCTTCAAATAAATTTATTAACGTTAATTCTTTATTATATTTCATATCATTAATAGTTTTATAAAATTCTTTTAATTCTTGATAATAACTATATTTAATATTTTTTTCTTCAATATAATCATAAATAAATTTATACATCAAAACAGTTTCATTATAAATTAAAGGAATTTTAGAAGTTAACTCATTTAATATTTTTTCATCTGGTTCTAAATTATCAAAATTAGAATTCTCTTTCATTAATAGAAATTGTTTTTTTAATTCTTCTTTCATTTTTTCTCTAAGTTCATTTTCTTGTAATTTTAAAGACGGATATTTTTCTAATAAGTTTAACATTTCTTCTTCTAATATTTTATTAAATTCATCTTCAAATTCATAAATTAACTTATCTTTATCCATAATAAAAACACTCCTTATTTTTTTGAAGTCCACCATTTAGAAATTTCAATTGTATTTCCATAGTTATTTATATAATCTCTTATTAATATATTACCATTTTCTTCAAAAAAAATAGTAAGTTTTCTTATAAATTCATCTGTTAAAAGATAACCTTCAAGAACATTATTATACCAAGGTTCAGTAAAACTAAGTTTATGAATTTCATCTAATACATAATAAACAGTTTTTAAAAACATAGATAAATCATAATTTATATATTTACCTTTAAATAAATTGTCAATTAAAAAATTTTCTAATTTTGTTATGAAGTTGGCTTTTTCTTTAATATCTTCTAACTCATATCTTGAAAAACTAAAAAACTTCATTCTATATCTTCTATTATATTTCTCCTTAATATTTGAAGTAAATTCAATAACCCCATTTAAATATTCGTCAAACGACATCCTCATTAAAAATCTCCCCTTTATATTATTTTTTAAATAAAAAAAATCAGTATATAAAAATAACTGATCATTAACTACTTATTTACTTATTTCATTCTTTTGCAATCAATATAAGTCAAAATATTTCTGAATATAAATTCTTTAATATACATTTTATTCCCCCCTTTACTTATAAAATGAATATATTAATTTAGTAAATTTTCTCCGCCAGCGTAATTTTATAAAAAAAACACTATATAGAAGAAAATATTACTTATAATTTTTTTGATTTTATATTTATACATTTCTAATATGATTTATTATTTTGCTACCCCCTTATGTATATAATCGCATATAAACTACAAATGTTTACTATTATATTTTTATTTTTTAATTTTTGTGTCTTTGAACCTAGTCCAGTTCCTGCCCCCACCCAAACTTTAAAAAGTTTCGAGCTCCCCCACCCTAACATTCCTTTATCAAGGAATGAAGAACTCATTTACTTTTAGAGATAAAATAATATCTCAATAAAATAAAAAGGAGGTGTTAACATGACACATCTAACTATTTTAAGTAAACAAATAATTTTCACTTCTTGTGATAATTCATTTGTTTATAATAAGACTTCTGGTGAATTTTCTTACATCATCAATAAACAAAAATTCAGAAAATTCATCAAAAGTCAACTTAACACGAACGAAGTATTGACTTTCTTTGATATTTTCATATCAATGAAATAGATACTTCAAATTGAAATAGGTTTAAGAACTAGCACTTCTTAAATCTATTTCTTTTATTTTATTTTAATTGTTCTATTTTGTCAATGATTTATTTTATTATTTTTTAATTATATGGAGGAATTATTATGAAACAAACTGAAATGTTCGGAACTTCTGCAAATTTTATCATCAAAAACATCAGAACTTTTGGAAACAATCAAGAAGCTTTATGTGATGCTATTCAATCATATGATATAGTTGAACATAAAGTTCCAGATAATATTGTTATCAAAACTTACTGTAACAGACTAGCTAAAAATAGAAAAATCCAAACTTCTTATTTAATAGCTTTTTCTAATATAGAAAGTTATTCTGATGAATATCAAAAAACAATAAAATCATTCCTAAATAACAAAGGAAAAATAGTTGTATTTAATAATAACAATAAAAAGTCTATTGCTATATATTATAGAGATAAACAAAATATTGTTGTTAGTAAAAATATTTCTGCTAGTAAAATAGTAGAATATTTAAAGGCAACTAATGAGATAAACTTAATTAATGAAGATATAAACACAGATTCATTATATAAGTTTTTACAATGTTATTTAGGATAATAAAATTAAACAGAGTAGGACCAATAATCTTACTCTGTTTTTTTATTTATCTATATTTCATTTAAGCCTTTTCTATTTATATATATAATAGAATATACCTCAAAACTTCAAGCAATTTTTTCACTCCAAATTATAATCTTTATCAAGTTATATAATTGCAACTACTACCGTAGTTGCTAAAACTCATTTACTTATATATAAATTAAATTATTATAAAAATTTTAGGAGGTTTTATTATGAGAACATTAATCATGAATTGTGTTGAAGGGAATCAAGAATTAAAGGCTTTATTTACTATTAAGGAAAAAGAATATGATGATTCTTTTGACTTGGGTAAACTAGAACTTGATTTTATCGACGAGGTTGAGTTATATTTAATATTTCATTTAATGAATGAAGGATTAAGTATAGAAGAAGTTGATTTAAATGATTGGTTATTCAATTATTTAAAACAATAAAATTTAGATTATAAGAGAGATTGATTTATTCTTTCTCTCTTATAATCTTTTTTTATTATGGCGATTACATTCAAGCCATTTCTTTAATTATATATAAAAAGAAATACCGCCCTCAAGACAAGCACATGCCACTCATCAACGACTCGAACAAAAAAAAAGAGTTCTCTAATCAAGAACTCCTAACCCCATTTCTTTTTATGCTAATTTGTGTGGATTTATAACCCTGTAGTAGTATCTCCCATTGAAAGGAGGCAAAAAATGATAGAGTACTACTATGATGAAGAACTAAAATTATTCATCATTACAAGAGACCATAAAGTAATCTTCGCCACAGAAGATGAATTGGAATGGTTTCAAGTTTTAGATGATATTTTAGAATAACTTCATCACAGACCTAGGTAAGTCTGCTTAAACTGCCTACATTATAACATATTTTTTATGTTATTTAAATATTTTATTTTTTTATTTTAAATTTGAAGGGAGACTATTATGAACAAAAGATATTTAGAAGCTTTAGAAGAAGAAAAAGTTTTATCTACAAAGATAATGGAATTAAAGAGTTTAGAAAAACAAGTTAATGAAGAAACAGGTGAAGAATATGGTTCTTACTTATATTCAAACAAAATTAACTTATTAGAATTAAAATTAAATAAAGTTAAAAGAGAAATTAAAGACTGGGAAAGTTTTTAATTTCTAAAAAATTGTTTATTATGGGTGTTGCCGATACCTCGGCAACTAAAACCCATTTATTTATATATTAATTATTATTTTGAAGGGAGAATTATTATGAAAGATTTAGAAAAGAAATTATTGGAAATTTGTGGTGATGAAAAAGTTTTTAAAAAAGTTAAAATTGAAGTTTTTCACTTATTAGAAAACCCAGAATTTTTTGAAAATGAAGAAATTGGATTTAATTATACTGACAAAGATTTAAATCCGAGAATGAAAAAAGATTTAGAAGTCTTGGATTTAGAAATTTTTGCCAACATATATCTATTTTTAAAAGAAATAGGTTATAAAAGTATTAGAGTTGAAAAGACAGAAAATTATTATACACAATATTTTAAAAAATAATTTTATAGTCCTGAGCAAGACTTAAAACTACTCAATTTTTATTTTGTTTTATTTTAATATTTTATTTTAAGTTTGAAGGGAGAAGATTTACATGAAAAGTTTAAATGTTATGTCTGGAATATCTATGGAAGTTTTAAATGCTGTTGATGAAAAAGTAGCTAATGGAATTGTTAGAGCTGAATTAGCAATTAAAGAAAATCAAGATAAGCTAATAGATAAAGGAATTAATGTCCTTTATGCTGTTGGTGCAAAAATGTTAGTTAATACTGTTGCACCAGATAGTTCTATTGCCAATGGTTTAGCAAATGCTGGTTTAGTTATAACTGGTGTTGCATTAGCAAGTGAAGTAAAGAAAACTATTGATTTAGCTAAATCTTATGATGATGAAACAGTAGAATCTGAAATTGAAAGACTTGGTGAAACTGGTTTATCTTTATTTGATTAATTAATTTGTAAGAGTACTGGATTAATTTCTGGTACTCTTATTTTTTATATTTTTTTAAAAATTTGAGAGGAGAATGATTAAGATGAAATTATTATCAATAACTAAAAAGGAATTCAATTTATTTATTAACATTTTAAAAGGTGAAGACCCTAAAGAAGCTTTAAAACTTCAAGGTGTTTCACCTATTGATAAATTAACTATTTATAATCAACTAGTTAAAATATCAAAATAATAAATAGACCCGAACAAGTCTTTAAACTGTTCATCTTTTTTGTTCTGTCAATATCTTGACATAAAAACTTATTTATTTATATATTAAAAATCTAAGGAGTGATTGTTATGAAAAAAATCTTAAATTATTTATTATGGAATTTATATGGAAAATATAAATTTAGAAATTATTTAAAAAATAAAATTTTTAGATAATTTTTTAGAACTATAAGGGTTTAATTACTCTTATAGTTCTTTTTTTTATTTTTCTTCAAAAAAATCCTTTCCTTTTCTTTTTTTTTAAGGATTCTTTTTTTCCTTTAAAGGAATTTTTCTTTTTTTCTTTTTTCCAAGGAATCTTTTCTTTTTATTTTTTTTGAATATAGGGAACCATTGGCATAGGTTCCCTAACCCCTCCACGCCCAGACTATATAAAAACTAAGTTTTATATACTTTTTATTTTTTTGAATGTACATTCCACACAAGCATTCTGTCGTCAGACAGAGCTCAACTAAAAGCCTAGTATATTCCCTTAGATTAAACTTGAAAAAGAAATCACATTTCCTATACAAGCACAAAATCAAAAGTGAATATATTTGATAATAGTTAAAGAGCTAAATTTAGAAGTACATTCAGCAATACAACATTAAATAAACTACAAATTAACATAAACAGCATTCCATATCTGGAATGCCTAAACTCATTTATTTTTATAAATTATATATAGTATGGTTTTATTTACATTGACTATACCTATATTTATTTATTTTTTTGGTTACTATACCTTAATTTAGATTATGTATAGTATTATTCATAGTTTTAACTGGTTAGTATATCAAATAATTAATATAATCAAAATAAGTGTATTTTTAGGGTTAGTGTCAAAAAATAGTCCCAAGGAAACATAAAGTTAAAAATATAAAAAGTATTGAAAATAAAAGAAAAATTATTTTTAAGTATTTTTTATATTGCTATTTATTTTTGATTTTATTAATGCTTTGATATACAAAGTAGTATGGTAAATATTTAAGATAAATTCCGCTGGCGTAATCATATTTATTCAAATAGGCATTATTCCGTTATTTTTATTTTAATGTTTACTTACTAAGTTATATATAAGTGATTTTATTATATGTAATGTCTGAAATGATACACTTTTTTAAAGTTATGAATTATTGATACTTTGGTTTACTTTAAACCCTAGTTGAAACAAAAGCTAATTTTAGAAAAGTGTTTTAAAATTGTATTTTAATATTTTAAATTATAAAGGAGCTGTTATTATGAAAAAGATTTATTTAAACACATTATTAGAAGAAGTAATTGAAAATAATAGTAAAGTAAAAGATATGTTTTATTATCTTGAAGATGATTATGAAAGTAATTTATCTTTTAATGATTTACAATTATGGTATTTAGATATTGTTGAAATGGATTTAAATAATTATTTATATGATAATCAATTAAATGTATTTGAAATTGATTTAGATAATTGGCTTTATAATTATCTTGCAAATGAATTATTGAAAACTATTGGTTAATTTATTGCTATTTTTAGTGTATGTAATTATGATTTTATTTATAGTTGCATACACTATTTTTATATTAATTTTTAGATGGAGGTTTTATTATGAAATTATTAAATATGTTTTATTGTATTTTTAACGGAAATAATTGTAATACTCAAAGTATAGTAAATTCAATAGTTGCTAATAATAGTTATATTGCAGAAAAACTAGCATATTTAAATCAAATGTATTTTAAGTTAAAATTGACATATCCAGTAGAATTCTTTTATAATGAATTACTAAATGAAATTGAAATTGAATTTTCTGAAAATTTTAACATTTTTGAGATAGAAAAATTTATAATTTCATTCATTAAAGAAAAATTAGAATTTGTTGACAAATTAGCATAGATAAAACACTGAATAATACAGGTAAAAATTGAGTTAAAAAAACTGATTTTCTGCCTGTATTTTTTTATTGTTTTAACCTACATATTAAAGAGTGTATAAAATTGAGAGGAGAGATTATTATGAAAATATATCAAAAATTAAATTTTGGATTTGGTGGTTGTACTGAAGATGATTGTAAGAGATTAGGTTTAATTGAGGGTGAGTTTTGGAGTGAAGATGATATTAAATATCTTAACAATATTAAATTAGATACTATAAGTAATATAGGTAGAAAGTTTCTTTTATCTAAAAGAGCATTTAGATTAGATAATGGAGAAGTAGTTGTTATTCCAAGAAATGAACTTGCTATGAGTATGTATCTTGGACAATTATATAAACTATACCTTCAATATAAAACTGAACAAAAAGATGCACTTAAAACTAGATTTGAAAATAAACTATATGTTTTAAGAATTGAAATAGCTAAGAGATTGTTTAGTAAGAAATTTTCTGATAAGTATCAATTTAAATTTAAAGGTTTTTCTGGAGTTGCTTTATCACATGCTAGAGCAATAGAAGAAATATTAGTTCCAGAATGGTTTGGATTAAAAGAAGGAGATTTAGTAATGACTACCAGAGATCCTGTACAAAATGTAGTTGTTACTTGTAGAGTAGCTGGATTTACTAAAAATGAAATTAGAGTAAATCCTAAATTAATTGTTATATTAGGTGGAGATTTTGATGGGGATAAAATACAAGTTATTCCTATTAACAGCATCTATAGTTTAAATAAAAAATATTTCGATTGTACTTATTTAGATTTTAGAAGTGAAATGGAATGTTTGATGCCTAATAATTTCAAATTTAAAGAATTGATAGAAAAATAAAAAGGAGTTTATATGGATTTAAGATTTATAAAAGATATGGAAGATTATCAATATATACTTAAACATAAAAAAAGTGCTTTTTCTTCTGTATTTAAAAATAAGATAATTGAATTTACAGAAACATTTGATGAACAAGATTATTATGAAAGCGAATTAATTAGTTTTCCTTTTTTTGAAGACTACTATTATGCAATTATAAAAGATTTAATTGAAAATAATATTAAATCTGTAATTGATATTGGTTGTCAGTTAGGTTTGCAAAGTGAATTATTTATAAGAACTGGTATTCATTATACAGGTATAGATAATAGTACTTCTATATTTTTCAATAATAATTGTTATGATGTTATGTATGTTAGTGATAATTTTATAAATATAGATATAAAAGATAAAGTTTGTATTGCTTCTATGTCTGTTGGTTATTTTAGTGATGATATTTATTCAGATAAAGATTATATTAAGAAGTTATCTGAATGTAAAAGACTTTATATTGTATCAACACCAGAATTTATAGAAGAATTAAAATTATCAATGAATTTAGTTTGTAAGTTACATAACGTTTCGCTAGATATAGAAAAAGATAAAGATTTATCTATATCTGATGGTTATGTTTATGTATTTGAAAAAAAATAATTTTTAAATAATTGGGAGGTTATTTATGAATTTACAAGAAATGATAGTTAATAGCAGAAAGAAAAATGAAAAGTTTGATAATATTGAATTATCAGAATTTTCAGAAAAACAATTTTATGGTGCTTTGAATTTGAAAGCATCAAAAGAAGGAACTGGTTATGCTGGTTCCTTTGCTAATAAGCTGTTTGAAATGTGTAGGGTTGCTGGTATTGATTTATTGGAAGCTAGAATATTTGGAGATTTAATGCAACAAGAAGCATTAGATTCTAAACATGATGGTGAAGGATCAATGTATGACACTGTTTGGTTTAAGTTATCTCAAATTATCAATTTTAGAGGTTCTGAAGCTGAGTTAAGAGCAGAAATTAATAATATAATTAATGGTATAACTACTAAACCAAAAGAAGCTTTTAATGTTGATTTATCTGAAGAAATGAATAGAATATAAATTCATTTCTTTTTTTGTTGTTTTATATTATTTTATAAATTTAAATTTTGAGAGGAGAAATAAATATGGAATTAAATAATACACAAATAGAATTATTAGTAAAGGCTGTTATGACTAAAAAGTTAAAAGGTGGAAATAAAGGTTGCAGATTTGTATCTGAAAGTGAAGTTTATAAATTATTCAATAAAGAACTTCATATTTTGGAAAAGCCTATAAATGTAATAGGTGTTGAGAACGATTTTATCGAAGCTAGTAAAGTTTCTTTAAATTCAAAACCTAATTTTTGCACTGAAGAAGAACTAGAACTTTTAACTAAAGAAGAAAGCTTTATGGAAGTTTCTGATGAATTGTTATCAGAAAAAGATATAGACGATAAACAATTATCTATATACAAAAAAGTTTTTGACGAAGCTTTTACCATATATGGAGCAACTGTTGTTTCTGGGAAATTAATAGCAAGAAGAAGTGGAACTAAATTATTAATGAAAATGGAATTAAATAATTATTTCTTTGAAATAGAATTACCTTTTATTGATAGAGAATTGTTCTGTAAAGTATCTGGAAATTTATATTCATTTGCTTATATGCCTTTAAATTTAGATGATTTTATTACAGGTACTTCTCCTGTTTTAAAATTAGCTCATCCTTATCAATTTCTAATACAACAAGCAGTTAAATCTGTTGGAACTAAAACTTATAGTTCTGACATATTTAATTTTATGGTTAGAAAAGCTAAAGGTGGAACAATAAAACAACTTCAAACTAATATTCATAAAACATTAATAAATGCAAAAGAATATTCTTGGAGTGAAAAGAATAATTGTCCAGTTATGTGGTTGGATAATTATAAATCTGATTTAGGTAAAGGATTATTAGCTAATAATATCCAATTAGGTTTATCTTATTTGGATTTATTAAATGCTAAAGGTTTAAAAGGTATGGACTTAAACACTGGTTCAACTTCTGCACCAGGAAAAAGAGTTAGAGTTGCTAAAAATTATTTCATTGAAAGAAAAGATGGAGAATTTACATTAGTTAGAAAATCTTCAGCTGATAATGAAGTATTTGATATTACAAATGATATGAAAGGAGAATTATATCCTTGTTTCATCAAAACTTCAGCAAAAAGAGACAATACAGCAACTATAAAAGATACATATAATTTAGTAAATCCATCTGGATATACTAAAAGATTTAAAACTGTTTAAAATTTTACGCTGGCGTAATTTATATTTTTATTATTTTTAAATTAATGGAGGGTTATTATGAATTTACAAGAAAGAATAAATAATGTTATTTTACCAAGTTTAGTAGTTAAATGTGATCTATTTGATGAAAAATTAGAAAAATATGGAATCTATCCTAATGCAGAGGATAGTTTCATAATTTCTGGAGAATTTGTTAAAAGAAGTTTATCTAAAATTTCAGAAAATGAAGAAAGGGAAATAGCTTTAGGTTCAAAAATGATTGGTTCATACAGAGATAAAGGCTCTGTTACTAGTATAGTTGACGGAATTTATAAGTTACAATGTGATTTTATATTACAAGATGACAATGAAGTTACTAATTTCTGTAATTTCTTAGATTGTTTAAATAAGAAATATAAAATCAATGGAACAACAGTTACTTTTGAACCAGATGTAATTGCTGGTACTTCAACTAGTAGAGATAATGTAAATGCTCTACTAATTGATGGCTTAACTGAATTAGATTGTATTATAGATGATACTGAAATAACTATGACAACAGAAGAATTAAAAGATATAAAAATAGAAGATTTAGCTTCTGTTAGACAAAGAGATTTTAGATTATATATAGTTGATATGTCTGAAGTTCCAACAAAAGTAGTTGAAGAATTAGGGACTCATTTAGTAATTTTTGAAAATTACTTTTGGCAACCTAATCATGACAATGCAACTTATATATCAGAAAAATACGTTAACTGTTTATATCATCAAGCAGTTGATGGTTTTCAAGTATATGCACCTAATTTATATAATGCAATTAAAAGAAGTACTAATAAACAAAGTATATTAGAAGACATGCTTTGTCTTGGACTTGATTATAAATATGATGAAAAGCTGGAAGTAATCAATCCAGATGATATATTGGATAATTTAATAATTGATTAATTTTATTTTAGACTAGATATGTATCTTTATATATATATCTAGTCTTTTTATATTTTAAATTCTTAAGGAGGTTTATTTATGTTTTATGCTTATATATTAAATAATGGTGATAAAGGTATTGTAAATAGCTGGGATAAATGTGAACAAATAGTTAAAAGACAAAGTTCAGTTAAATATAAGAAATTTAAAACAATAGAAGAAGCTACTGAATTTATTTCAAATAATGGAGTTACTGAAAATATAACTCATGTTTTAGATAAAAATGCTATTTATTTTGATGCTGGAACAGGTAGAGGCAGAGGAGTAGAAGTAAGAATTACAAGAAGTAATGGAACTTCTCTATTAAGTTATATAAAAGAAAAGAAAGGTATTATAGATTTATTAAATAGACATAATTGGTTTATTAATGAATTTGATAATATTGAATTAGGAAATAACTATACAAATAATTTTGGTGAATTATTTGGCTGTTATATAGCATTAATAATAGCAAATGAAGTTAAATGTAAAACTATCTATGGAGATAGTGATTTAGTAATTAAATATTGGTCACAAGGAAACTGTAAATCTGATGATGATTTAACTAAAAAGCTTTCTAATACAGTTACTAAAATTAGAAATAATTTTAATGGTTCAATTAATCATATTTCTGGAGATATCAATCCAGCTGATTTAGGATTTCATAAATAAGGAGATTTTATTATGATTAAATATATAAATAATGGGAACATATTTAATTCAAATTGTGAATTTATTATTAACCCAGTAAATACAATTGGAGTTATGGGAAAAGGTTTAGCTCTACAGTTCAAAAATCTTTTTCCTAATAATTTTTTAAAATATAGACAACACTGTCTTGAAGGTAATTTATCTATTGGAAAGTTACTTATAACTTCTGAAAATAATAGAAAGATAATTAATTTTCCAACAAAAGAAGATTGGAAAAATCCATCTAAATTAGAATACATAATTTTAGGTTTAGAAAAATTAGAAACTGCAATTAACAGATTTAATATAAAATCTATTGCTTTCCCTAAAATTGGTGCTGGTTTAGGTGGCTTGGATTGGAATTTAGTTCTTGAAGAAATAAAAAAGTTTCATCAAAGAATAAATCCAAATGTTATAATAGAAATATATATTTAAAGGAGTGGTTTATATGAATTTTATAGAAAAAATACTTAGCAATCCAACATTAAATAAGTCAATTCAAAAAGGTGTTGAAAAAACATTAGATAGTTTAAATAAAGGAGTTAATACTATAAAAAAGAAAATTAAAAAAGAAAATAAAGATAAGTAGTATTCTTAGAGGATTGAACAAATTTTTAGTTTGTTTAGTCCTCTTTTTTTTATAAAATGTAGTTGAAATACCTCTCAAGTTCGGTATTTCACTATTGTTCCGTTTTTCTTTGTTTATTTCGGATTTAGCGTTGCCGACTAAATCCTAACAAAGAAAAACACCTGCTTCGCTATTTCGTTCGACGTTGCGTTGCACCGTCTTCACAGCTCGCAGGAAATGAGTGTTGTATGAATATTTATTTATTTTTATTTTTTATTTTTTTATATTTTAAAATTTTAAGAAATAAAGAATATATAGATATATTGTATTTTTATATTTTGAAAAAAGAAAAAACATCACACAAGCACCAAAAGTGCGAAAGGAGAATAAAAAAATGGCAAGTGGATTAATAATGAAAGCTATGCTTAGTAAAACAGTTGATGATGCTGATAAAATGGCAAGTAAAGTTATACTAGGTGTAACTGATACTATTAAACAATCTGGAACTGAAATTAAAGTAGCACTATTTGGTGCTGGTTTAAGTATGGCAAGTAGTTTATTTGATTTAGATGCACCTTTAAGTGCAATTGGATTATCTCAAGAAGGTTTTGACCAATTTGCAGGTGAAGTAGGAAATTTATTAATAGAAGGTGCAGGATTAAGTGCTGGTTATAAATTAATTAACAATGTTTCTAATAGACTTTCTCAAGATTTATCTACTGAGGAAATAGTTAAAGAATTAGGTTTAACTGATTATATGAAATCAGAAGATGAAGATGAAAAAGAAGAAACAATTGAAGAATTATTAGGTAATTAAAATTTAAAAATAAAGTTTAAAGATTAAAAAGGAGAATGATAATATGAAAAATTTTGGATTAGTAAAAGAAGTTGTTGAAAAGGTAAACATAATAAATGCAATTTTAAAAACTGGAAATAATGCAGATAAACAAGAAGAAGAACTAGATACATTATTAGCAACAGTAGGATGTTATAGTCCTAAATTACAAGCAAGAGCAGTTGCATTATGGAAAAAAGATAAAGAAGGAAAGGCATTTAAAGAATTAGATGCTGAAAGAGAAAAAGCAAAAGAAAAATTTACAGAAGTAATAGGAAAACCTTTAGCTGAAGCTATAAAAGCGGAAATAGGTGAAGGAAAGAAATTAACTAGAATAAGAACACAAAAGAAAGATTTTAAAGGAGAGTTAATAGATTGGAATAATTTACCTATGGGTACCGATTATTTTGCAAGACCATTAAATGATGGAAAATATTCTGCATTTTCTGTTTGTGGAACAACATTTGTTAAAGAACATATTGATTTAACAGAAGAAGATATTGTTAGAATAGGTTTCTTATCTGTATGTTATGATGCTATAGATAATAAATATAATCTTCATAACTGGAGAGTTACATACAGAGTAGAAGATGAAACAGTAACAGCTGAAGAAAAGAAAGAAGCTGAAAATAGTTTAGAAAATGCTTTTGATTTGTTATAATTAATATATTAGGGTATAGTAATTTTATATTGCTATACCCTTAAAAAATTTATATAATTAATCGTGTATTTAATACACTTATGAATTTTTTTCATAATAATAGAGAATACTCTTATCCTATTCTCCCCTCAATAAGAGTATTCTCGAACCTCCCTATTAAATATGCAATTAATTATATAAATTAAAAAAATAACTTGTAATATCATACAAGCACAAAAAAATAGGAGTGATTTTAATGAAGAAAGTTAAATTTGTTGATGAATTTATGTTTAATAGTTTTGAAGAATTATTATTACTGCAAAATAAATATTTACTCAATGATGTAAAAGATACTTTTTTCTTTAGAATTATTAACTATAAAGATGGAACTTTTAAATTAAAAGTTTTTTCTGAAGAATTTTAATAGACCTTCCTAAAATTTAAAATAAATATATACCTTTTCAAAAACCAGAGGTTAGTACTTCTGGTTTTTTTATTGGTATAGTATTTTTGTAAAAATCTATTAAAAATAAGTAAAATTAATATTTTATAATATAAAAAAGGAGATAATGATGAAAATAGTAAAAAATTTCAAAATAAATGGAAGAAATATAATTATTAGAGAAGTAAAAACTGAAATGAAAGATGAACCATATTTATGTGGTTATGTAGAAATAACAAAAGATAATAAATATTATGATAAACATTATGATGAAATAGATTTTCATTCTGAAATTTTATATGGACTAGATCCAACTTTTTCTGGAATAATTCCATTTGATTGCTTTGAAAATAAATATTATATTGGATTTGATTGTAGTTATGATTTTATGAATCCAAAAGAATATAATTTAGAAAATATAGAAAAAGTTTGTAAAGAATTATATGATTTCATATATGAAAGTGAGGAAAAATAATGAAATTAAATAAATTACGCCAGCGGAGAAATCTTCTGGTTTTTTTTTATTTAATTAAAAAAATTTATTTACGCATTATCGTATTCATCTTAAATCAAACAAGCACAAAAAAGGTGATTAGTATGAATTTATTTAGATATAAATATATTGTAAGAATTCAATATAAATATAAAAAAAAATATCGTTTTAAAACATTAGAAATTACTTCTTATAAAAAATTAAATAAAGAAGATATTAGTATAAGAATTAAAAGACAAAATTTTAAAATTATTTATATTTATTTATCTAAAAAAGAATTTGTTTTTATGGATAATTATAGAAATTTTAAAAAAGAAATATTAAAAATTGCAAATTTACAATTAAACTATTTTCAATATAAAGAAAGGAAATAAAATGTTTAAGAAAGAATTTCAAAAGTTTAAAGAAAATTATGTTATTTTAGATAATGATGAAGGAAAAAATTTAGAAATTGATTATGTTAAAAACAAGAATCTACTCATTATTTTTATTAAAAATAAAAAGCTAATGATTTCTTTAAAAAATTTCAAAAAGAAAACAAAAATAATAGATTTATTTGAAGAAAAAATAAATTTATTCTATGATTTTAATTTAAAACAATTGGCATTCATAATCTTTTTAATAGAAAATTCTGAAAAATTTATAATTGAAAATAATTATCTGTTTTTTAAAAATATATTTGAAAATGATATTTTTTATGATCTTAAAACTAAAAAAATACTGACAAATAAAATAGAGTTTTTTAAAATATATATGAAAAATTGTATTTATATTATTATTGAAAGAAAAAGAATTAAATTTTTAAACGAATTGATGGATAAAGGATATGAATTATTCAATAAAAATAATTTTGAAGAATTATCAAATACATTTTTATTTTTTGTAAATTATAAAACAAAAAAAGCATTTTTATTTAATAATGAAGATAAATATGAATTTAAAATTAAAAATATAAATTTTTTTGTTTTATAATTTACAA